TCATATCTTTGAAGAGATAAATCTTCCCCCAAAAACATTGGATTTCTCAACTGATCTATATTTTTTTTATTTAATACTGTTTTCATTTTATTCTCCTATTATAAGGCACAAGCTCCGCCTTCACAACCGGATTCTTGTACTATTGGTTGTTTTATTTCAGTTTCATTCATAACAGTTTGTTTATCACCATCATCAGTATTAGCATAATACAAATTCTTAAGCCCATACTTGTAAGCCAATAACATATCCTTAATCACTTCTTGAACAGGAACTTTATTCTTTTCATAACGAGATGGTATATAATAAGTATTTGTACTGATACTCATATCTGTAAATTTTTGAATAGCAGCAGCAACCTTCAAATAACCTTCATTATTTGGCATATCAAAAGCAAATGTATAATTATCCTTATACTTATCAATATTAGGAATTACCACTGGCAAAATATTGCTCTTGCTTCCCTTGAAACTAATAGCACTACGAGGTGGTTCAATACCATTGGTACTGCTTTGAATAACTGAACTAGATTCCACTGGCATGCACGCTGTCAATGTACTGTGTCTCATACCATACTTCTTGATGTCTTCACGCAGAGCTTCCCAATCCATATGTAACGGTTCAGTGATAAATTCATCAATGTCTCGTTTATAAGTATCAATTGGCAATACTCCTTGACTAAACTTAGTACGATCAAACTTTTCACACTTACCAACTTCTTTTGCCATTTCAACACTGGCCTTGATTAGATAGTAACTAGTCTTTTCCATCCACTTTGCAACAAAATTAGGAGCATCCTTGTCCCAATACTTCAAATCTTCTTTAGCCAATAGAGCAGCCAAGTTACTTACACCTACACCAAGACTACGACGTTTCTTAGCAAAGTTTTCTGCTGCTGGTACAAAATAATCTTGATGTTCAATCAAAGCATCCAACATTCTAACAATAATATCACAAACACTTTCCATTTCTTCATCGTCTTTGATTTCCAACCAATTCAATGCAGCCAAGATACAAACACCAATTTCAGCGTCCTTATCATTAACATCATTAATTGGAATTAATGGATGATGCACTTCCAGGCAATTATGAACCAATATGTTATTAGCATAAAAATTATTATTATCTTTTACAGTAATGTCATATACATCTGATTTTTCTTTTATTTTTTTAATTTTTAACATATTTCAAAAGTCCTTTTTTTAAATTTAATGTTGTTATTTTTGAGTCGTTTGAATACAACATATAATTATTTTTATATAATATCCAAAACATCCGACTCATTTAAATCTTTTGCTTTTACATATCCTCTATTTTTAGTAAAAATTAAATGGTCTTCAGTACATTTTATTGTAAATCCAGATTCTTCATCTGTAATTTCTAACAATTCCATATCAACGCCGGTTATATTTGAATTTAAAACTTCTTTATAAGAAATTTCTTGATTGTCTATATTTTTTGATAATACACTTATATTTTTATTTTGTTTAAACAAGTCATCCAATTCTTTAATTGATAATTTCATAGGAATATTATCAATAATAGTAGAAACCAATGTATCAGGATGTAAACATAAATTGCTTGTATCTACTTGATCCAACCAACTACCGTGTTCATTTGCGTGATCCACAAACATTGTATAAATACGTCCAGTTTCAAGACGTTCTTTAGCAAGTAGTCCCATCAATTCACGAGCAGGAACTTTCTTCTTGAACTTAATGTTCTTGTTGGCTTCAGCCTTTTCATACTTTTCCTTGAATCCTTCCAATCCAAATGTATTCCATAGTGAAGGACATTCATGGTAACTAAACAATGTAATGTCTTGATTTTTCAAGAACCGTTCAAAGATTAGTTTGTCTAATCCAATACAATAGTCCAACTTACGAACACGATTGTCATCAGTTCCTTGATTGTTCTTCAATACAAGAATATCTAGAATGTCATAATGAAACCATGCAAAATTGACGGTGGCACTACCCCCCCTAATTCCATTTTGATGACAACTCTTTACAGTAGCTTCAAATGTTTTAGCAAATGGAATTGGACCTGTATGCATTACTTCACCATTACGAATTGGAGCATTTGTAGCACGTAGTCTTGATAAATTCAATCCAATACCATAACGACTAGCAGTAGCAAAACCAACTGCGCTGATATTACTGAAAATACTACGTAAATTATCATCTACAGTGAATAGTGAACATGAAGCATAACTTTTCATTGGAGTTCTTACTCCAGCCATAATTGGTGTGGGCAGATTAATCTTGTGTTTGCTAAAATAATTATAAGCTTTCTTTACGTATTCAAGACGGTTTTCTTTATAGTCTTTAAAGAACGTCATTGCAATGAGCATATACGCAAACTGTGGTGTTTCATAAATAACCTTAGTAGCTCTATTTTGTACTAGATATTTATCACACAACTGTTTAATACCAGCATATGTAAAGTTAAGATCTCTATCATGACGCAAATATTCATCCAATTTATCAAATTCTTGTTTGGTATACCATACTAGAATTTCTTCATCATAAACCAATGCATCAACATTAGCTCTAACAAGATCATGTAGTTTAGGAGGATTCTTTCCACCCCAAACATTCTTTCGTAATCTATAATTCAATAGTCTTGATGCAACATATTGATAATTGGGTTTTTGTTCACTAATCAAATTTGACGCAGCTTCAATCAACATTGTATGAATGTCACCAGAAGACATCTTATCAAAAAATGATAGATGAGCATTCATAGCAACTTCTTCAAAACTTACATTTTTAATATCATCGGTTGCCCATTGCAAAACCTTATTGATTTTATCTGCACTAAATTTTTCCAAATTTCCGTTACGTTTCTTTATAAAAATTTCTTTATTCATATGGGTAAAAAATAATTATTCAATAGGGGAGAAAAAGACTAAAATAAAATTTTAAATAAATCTTGTTTTATAACAACTTTTTCTCCCCAAATTGATATATAGGTTATTCACTGTCCTCTGTACTATGAGCATTCCACTTGTTGCTCATCATTTTCTTGACTACATTTTCTTCTTGACTCATTTCATTCAAGATACCCATACCTTCACGGCTATTTTCCGCAAAAATTCTGATATCACCACAACCAGCATTCATTCTAGCAGGAAATGTAATACCATCTGGTCCGAACCGATTCTTAATAACATGGAATCGTGCTGTATTAGCCTGTTTATCTGACATCTTACGACTCAATGACATTACAAAGTCAGCCGTCATAATCTTACGATAACTGTCAGAAATGTTATTTGCCTGAATAATATCTTCATCCATAGCAGCACGATTACTTTGAGAAGCACTCCAAATAGGAACTTGTAATTCACCGGCTACACCACGAAGTTCCTCATAAATACCCCCAGCTTCACTATAACTGTTACTGTTACGTTCACTCTGTGATGGACGTAAAATATCAGCATAGTCAACAATAATCATATCAACTTTAGTACCAAGTGTTTGAATACGTTCAGCATGAAGTTTCAAACTATGAGCAGATACAGTTTTGATTGGAAAGTACTTAATAATCAATTTACCTGGAACTTCCGATATCTTTTTCTTAACAATATCAATGTTGTTACGAATGTTTTGGAAATCAATTCCAGTAAAACAAGCATCATAACGTAAACCAACATAGTTTTCATTCAATTCCAAAGTATAATGTAAAACATTCTTACCTTGTCGCATTGCTTCTGCACCCATCTTGGCAAGAACCCAACTCTTACCACTACCAGCACAAGCAGTAATAATTCCAAGTTCCCCACCTGCAAGTCCACCATCCATAATACTATCTACTTCTGTCCAATTAGTCTTGACAGTTTTACGAGCCATTTGACTCATACGTTTTTCAATATCAACCATGTATTCATGTCCAATATTGCGTTCCATACCAGCTTTCATCGCAACATCAACTACATGTTTGATTTTATCATATTGACCACTTTTCAAATGGTCAACACTTTCCATAATAGCATTCTTGATCTTTTGATTCTTACAAAATTCAAGAAACTGTTCTTTTATATATTTCAAATCACTATCACTGATTTTTTGGTAAACCAAACGAAGTTGTTCTACCACCGATTGTTTCAATAACTCGTTTTCAATACCATCGACTTTAACCTTAAAAACGGCTAAAGTTGGCAAATCTTTATATTGAAGAAAATAACTAATCGTTTCTTTAACGATAAATTTATGTGCATCAGTCTCAAAACTATCTGGTTCCAAGATATCACTGATTCGTTCAATAAATGTTTTATCCGACACCAAACCACTAATACATTTGATTTGGAATTCAGATCCGAATTTTTTTAGGTTATCTATAATTTTTTCCGACATATATTTAATATAATTTAACTACACCAACTCTATCATACTTTTTCTGCAAACCAAGAATATTTACAGAACCATCGAATTAATTTTTCCAAACACTTCATTCAACCATATCATACTATTTGGAAAGTTATTTTGCATACAATCTTCCACCAACAATTTACTAAAACCAAATCTATCAAGTTTACAGATTGGCTTTTCCATAATTTCATTGATTCTCAATTGCGAGAACGATTGAATCTGAGTATCATGCAACTGCATTAAATCATAATTACGTTGCATGATATCTTTGTTTTCCAATACACTATCATATAACTTTAATTTACCCTTGTGAGTATCACTATAATTATATAGTTCTTGTAATGTATATTGTTTATCTTCAGTAAGAATGGGATAACACTTGATAATAGTTTTTAATCCTGCACCTTTAATGCCGTCAATATTATCACTATCATCACCTTCCATTACTCTATAATTGATAAAGTTCTTACAACTAATACCATATTCCAATAGAATTTCTGCACAACCATACAATTTCTTTTTAGTTGGACTCCAAATTTTAACTCTATCTCCAGCTAATTGTAAGAAATCTTTATCAGCACTCATAATGGTAACATTACTATTTTTAAAATATTCTGTTGCCAAATATGCAATTGTGTCATCAGCTTCAATATGATCAATTGCCATTGTTGTTACAGGCAATTTGTCTAAATATTGAACGGTTCTTAACAACTGTTTCTTTAGATTTTTATCTTCAGTATCTGGAGTAGTAATATCATCATAAGCTCTATTAAGCCTAATCTTAGTCTTTCTACCACTTTTATATTGAGGATAAATCTTACGTCTTTTCAGTGAACCCCCTTGACCATCAGATACAACTACAATCTTTGTAGGATTAATTAGTTTAGCTGCATAACCAATGCTTTTTAAGCACCCTGCAATTCCACCAGTATGGTTACCATTGGAATTGAGGGAGGGGGAGGCCATGAACGCTCTAATAAAAGTGTTCATGAAATCAACAATTAGTATTTCAGAATCAGAGGATCTATTCAATCCTCCAACTCTATCTTCTTGTTTTACATTATCAAATAAAGAAAACAACCTCTTTTTTTCACTGTCAGATAGATTACTCATTCTCAGATGATACACCAGCATCTTCATCATTGTCAACAACTGCGTCATCAACAATAATACTATTTGGATCTTTATATTTCATGATTACAGAATCACAAATCTTCAAGTAAATTTCTTCACTCAAAACTTTGTCAGTTTTCATTGTTTCTACAAAGTCCTTAGACTGGAACTTCCATTCAGTACCGTCATCCTTTTTATAAGTATAATAAGCACCACCTTGTTTTACCAAGTTGTTTTCTTTCAATACTTTGATCCAAGAACCATAATCTGCAATTCCACTATCAAAGTAAATATCAAAAGCAGCTTGACGTTGTGGTGGACCCATACGGTTCTTGATAACAACTGCTTTACATTCATTACCAATGACTTCTTCACCTTTCTTGAGTTTACCTGTGTTGTTCAAACGTACACGAACTGAACAGTGATAAGCAAGTGACTTACCACCACTTACTACCCACTTATCACCGAATGCCATAGCATTTAGATTCTGACGCAATTGATTGGTGAATACAGTAAGAACTTTCTGTTTACCAATCATATTGGTAATCTTTCTCATAGCTTTACTGATAATAATAGATTTACCAGTAGCAAATCCATCTTTACCATGATCACTTTCCAATTCTGCCTTTGTTGATGCTGCAGCAACAGAGTCAACAATAATTGTAAGAATACGGTCTTTGTTTGACTTACGTACAATTCCAATCATATGTTCCATCTTTTCAAAAATATCTTCAACAGTTTCACATTGAACATATAAAAGTTTTGATAAATCTACACCAAGACTTTTCCAGAATTCCGGAGCAGCAGCATTTTCAGTGTCAATAACAACTGCTACACCACCTTTTTTCTGTGTATCAGCAACAACATGCGCTGATACTAGACTCTTACCTGTACCTTCCAATCCATTGAATTCAACCATCTTACCAACCGGCAAACCTCCGTGAGGACGATTACTAATGGCCAAATCAAGAATAGAAGAACCTGTACTAATCCAATCACTAATTTCTGCTGGATTTTCCTGTTCATCCAAGAAATAAGCAATTTTACCGCCATCTTTATTGGCTTTATTTAGCTCATTTGCGAGTAATTCAACTAACTCATCTCTTTGAGGAGTTTCTTGCGTAACTTGATTTTTCTTTTTCATAATAATATAAAACTAAAATAGGGGTGGCAGTAATATATACTACCACCCCATTACAAACAATTTATTTAAGTGTTAAACAAATTATCAAAAGCGGCTGCTACATCATCCGAATTTGATTTTGATGCCTTTGCACTTGGTGATGCAGTGGAACTTTTAACTGCACTTGGTGCTGTTGGTGCGGTAAATGGAGCATCATCTTCAACAATAGTGTTGACAGTTCCTTCAGCAGGTTGAGTTTCTGGATTCAACCACGCATTCATTACACCCTTTAGTTCTTCGTATGAAAACTCTGGGAACAAATCCAGAATATTTGTTTGTTGTGCCAAGACATCTTTTTGAGCGACATCAATTGCAACACTCGCATTTGGCTTAACACGAATTGTAGTTTCTGGGAATGACTTACCAGAATCTTCTGCGGTGCGGAATTCTACTACAATATCACGACCGTTTACCAAATCAGTAATATCACCGTAATCAACATCGTTGATGATGCTTAGAATTTCTTGGTATACGTTCTTACCGAATCCCCAGAAACGAACACCTTCACTTTCTTCACCACGAACGATGATAGGAGCATATGTACGCATCTTTGGTTCCATCTTCTTACCCAAAATCCAGTCTTCCTTGTTTCCGGTCTTCTTCATACGATTAGACCATTCAACAATTGGATCGGGACGATTAAAACTATCAGGAGATAGATAAGTCTTGTTATTGATATTATAATGGAACTTCAACTCAATAAATGGATTATCAGGTTGATACTTGTAGGGAACGATACGAACTACTTGCTTACCAGGCTTTGGTTTCCAAATGAGATTGGTTTTGTTGCCTTGGTTTGTTAAAGAGTTCAAACGACTCTTCAATTTTGATATATCTAGCATATTTTAATTAGTTAATTGTTTAATTAGTTAATTGATAATTTAATAATTACTCACTCAAGTAAAGTTAACCATCAATAAATACATATTATCACGAAATGTAATCCTGTAAACTTATTTTAAGAAATTTTTTGTTTATGCTCGTCGATATGAAACGAAAGTATATAAAATATCAATTTACATTAAATTATATCAAAAATTTTGACGGAGACAATTCTGACTGACACTTCGCTCGTTAAAATAATTGAATTTTTGTAGAGATTCCAATCCAATTGGAACGTTTTATCAAAAACACCATTGTTTTCTTCAGCAATCAATTTATTCATTGCATTCAATGTATAAAGAGTATTTGTATCTTTTTTTCTATGAACGCTGATAGTATTACGAAATTTTAGTTGGTTTCCTTGTGATACTTCTACATTATACGTTGCATACAATTCTTTTGGATTATTGACATTACAAAGCAAAAATATTTTGCCATTGATGACACCATAGAAATTTTTTATTTCTTGAATAATGTCATTGTATTCTTTGGAATTGGTAAATGTACACAATAGTTGTTTGTTTTTCATTTATTTTATAATTAGTTGTTTACCATCTATATTCCACAATTTACCGACATAATTTCCCGATGAATCAAACCAACTATTTCTTTTGTTATAAAATCCAAACTTTAAAGCTTCTTGTAAAGTATATTCAGTAGTCAATGCTTTTTCAATTGCTACAACATCTTGTTCTTTTTCTTCAGGAGTTCTATCGTCACTCGTTGGTTTTTGTGGTTCTGCTTGTTGAACAGGTTGTGTTTGTTGTGGTTCAAATTCAATTTGTTGTCCACTTGGTTGTTCTGGCTGTTCATCTCCAACAAATACATTGGCTTGTCCCCTTTTTGGATTTTCTTCAAAATGGGTACCACGAGCAATCGCTTTTTGTTTGTATTCAGGAGTTGGAAATGTAACAAGAATACCATTTGAATTGTATGCTTGTCTTTCTGGATATTTACCTTCAAGCATTTTATTCAAATATTGATTTACAATGTTATGATCAATATTTGAATTCAACAAATATTCTCTCAATACTTCAATATGTTCTTGTTTAGAAATATCAAATATACCGTTTTCAATTGAAATGTCGGTACTTGCTTGTTCTAATGCTTCTAAAAATATTCGTTTGATGTTCATAATTAAAATACATCCTCTTCACTTAAATTGGAACGGTGAATTTCTGTTTTGAAAGAAAACTTACTTCCTCTTTCATTTCTCAATTCAATTGCAGAATAAAATGGTTTTACTTCTACTTTTCCATTTTCTTCTTCTTCTCGTATATCAAATATAATATATAAATATACAACGAAATATGTTCCCTCTTTATTTTTACTTACTTCAAACTTACTAAGTCTAAAATCCTTATTTTCACTTGCATCAATCAACTTTTTGCCACTTGAAAATTCAGACTTGGTTCCCATTCTGTTAATTGTCTTACCATTAAATACTACAAGCGGTAAACTATCATTGTTACCAAAGATTGCTTCGGCAGATATTTGACTTGCAAATTGAATAAATTCTTTCTTGATTTGAGCTTCATTGCCCACATTCATAAATCGTTCAATGAACTTTTCATAAAATGTAATAGCCGCAATGTTAGAATTAAAGATGTTCATTGGTCTAAAAGCACCTTTATTCATTGGAACGTCACCTTTAGTAGATGGATTAAAGTAATCGTTATAAACCTTAATAGAAGCATTCTTGACTTGTTTTACATCTTCTGGTGTAGTACCAGTAAGTTGAACCATAAACAAATTCTTATTATCAATTAATCTTACTTTTTCATTTATGGTATTAAATAATGAATCTGGTTGAATTCTATTGATTTGTTGAATAAAGATTGCGACATTTTTCTTTAATGAATCCGTCATCTTTACCAATTCTTCATCAGATTCTCTTGCTTCAGATAAAACCCCAATTTCTTTTTCAATAGAATCCCAACTATTAAACATAGTGGAATATTGATTTCTAGCATAATTCATGTCTTCTTGACATTTTTGTTCAATATTACCAAATATTTTAACAACAGTATTTTTAACTTTTTGTATAAAATCAGACCATCCTTTTGTCAATTCCGCAGACAAATCTCCAATTTTTGATGAAATTCTATTGAGTGATGACTTTAAAGATGATATAAATTCGATTTCAGTTAGTAATGTTTTACCAATATAAATTTCTTCAAATACAGGAGCACCACCACTAAATACACTGCGTGGATCTTTTTCAATTGGTTTTCCATCTGGTTGTTGTGATTGTAACCATTGATAGTATTTTTCTCTTTGTGCAGGTGTACCAGAAAAACTTAATTTATCTGGTAAAATATCAAAAGCACCTTTCATTCTACCAATGCGATAACTATCCCCACCAGCTTTTAAAGAAACCATTGCGAATTTCTTTCCAGTACCAGTTATTTCACACAAACTTTCGTTGGTACCACTTACTTTTCTATCTTTTAAAGCAATTTGAATTTCTGATATACTACAATTATATAACAACACCGCATCAGCAGTGTTTTCTTTTTTCTTATCTTTACTGGCATAACCACTCTTATTGAATGATTCATAGAACTTTTTGATGTCTTGATGAATAAATCCGGTTGGTTTTGCAGATGTTACATTTGCTAATGTTACACTAGTACCAGATGCTAATTCAATTCTAGCCTTTATATCAGCATAATTTTGATATAATTTATTTTTACCAACCGCAGTAATTATTGCGGGATTATCTAATTGTTGTATGCTCTTTAATATCTTTTCTATTTCTTCAGATAATTTTAACCACTTTTTGATTGTGTCTTTTTCTTTTGGATAATAATCTCCATTTTCGCCGAATATCTTATATAAAGGAAAACTTTCTCGCATAGGTTGACTGAATGGCAATGGCATAACAGTCTCAACCTGTTGTAACTTAACTTGTAAGTCTTTTAATTTTACATCTTCATCTATATTCATTCGTATATATAAATATTGATATATACACGAAAATCAAATTGTTTTTAAATATCTACCACCGTCATACTGTCATAATTCTTACCAACATAACACTTTACAGGAAATTGATTGTTTGACATCAACCGTTTCAATTCCACCAAAGTTTCTTTTTTATCATTTTTATGACAATCAAACAAAACACTGTCGTAAGTATACAAAATAGCCTTGGTTTGTTTATTATTCAAGTATTCATTGACTCTTACCAATGATTGCATTCCAAATTCAGTTTCACTGGCTTGCAAGATATAATTAAACAATTTGTTTGGATTTGGTTCATTTATATGGTTTATAGTGATTCTTCTTTTATAAATCGGCGTTTCTACATATCCATTTTCACTAAAGAATTTCCATCTATGAGCAATATAATCACTCATTTTCTTAAAATATGGTATTTCTAATAATTCTGATGGGATATTACCATACATACATTGAAATGTAAGATTCTTTGACGCTTTGATTTCTTCATCCGTTAATGAATCTTTTCCATAATACAACTTACCAAGATATTCATAAGCACTTGGAGGTAAATTGTAATTAATCAACTTTGCAACTATATGGGGGTGGTAGGCACTATAATCAATCATAAACAACATACCATCTTCACCATATCTGCTAATAAATGATAATCTACAACCGTTTTCTTTGTTCAAAGCACTATAATTGACATTACCAAACCTATTACTAGGCCGTCCTGTTGCGGTATATAGATTATATTGAGTATAAACTACACCATCCCTATCTTTGCTAGTTTTGTTTTCAAAATGCCTATTAAACAATTCTACATCCACCTTCAACCCATTGTGTTCAAGAATTCTAAGATTGTCTGTAATAGTACTATTGATACTATGAAAACTCTCATCGATTTTGATAGATTTAAGTCTAATCAACACCGCATCATACATATTTTCAAACTTTTCCAAATGTTTTACCATTGGAATTGCTTTGTTCAATTCACCATATTTTTGAAATTTATTTTTTATTACATTATGTGCAGTTGTATCAAATTCACTATAATCATCAACTTTACCGTCACTAATAAAGAAAATAATGTTGATATCATACAGATTATTGATTGGAAATAGATGTAAACACTTTTTCTTATCAAATACCCATTTCTTACCTTTAAGTTTATTAAAGTCGTTGATTAACGTTTCTTTATTGATAAAGACATTACAATCTGGATGTGTAAGATTAATAACATAGGTAGTTTTAGATTTAAGTATATGAATCAAAACCATACACAATTCATCTACACAGGGGTGTACTTTTTCATCTGATTGAATACATTCAAGAATAAAATCAGATGAAATATGCAATTCTAAGAATTTAGAATAGGATTGTTTATCCAGACATACCATTGACACAATGTAACACTATAACAACTATAAGTCAATTATTTACCACCCCAAAATTCAAGAGGATTATTTAAATAAGTCTTTAATCCTTTCATCAACTTTTCATTTTCAACCAATATTTGAATATTTTGTTCTTGAACACCTTTAGTTTCAAGAATTTTATTTTTATAAACATTGTTTTTTGGACCGGATATTATCCATTTTATAACAACTTTGTTATAATATTGACTATTAATATCATTATATTTATCTTTATTTACTTCTGTGATTGTTAAATCATTAATTTTTTGAACAAGATAACGATAGATATATCCTTTTGAATAACTGTCTTTGGTTACAATTGGTTTAGAATAACTTGGAAATGTTATATCAGATAAAATTTCTCCTCCTAAATTTTGATATTGTAGTGGTGTAATCATATTACTCTATAGCATTAATTGTATATTCGTTTATACCGTCAGTAGTAAATTTAATTTTTTGACCTCTAATTGAACGAATGCCTGCTTTAATTACGGTTGTCCAATTACCATTTTCAAGTTTATGAGATATATCTACAATTTGACATATTATTTCTCTTTCAGAATAAGGACTTGGTAAATTTTTTAAACTGAATAATTGAAATGTTCTTAATCCGGATATGCCTTGCAACGTCATTTCTATTGTAAATCCTGGTTGTTGTCCTCCATATATGTTGGAATTATTTTTAAAATCCATATCATTCATTAACGCAATTAATAATGATTCATTAGGTAATACAAGATTTACTATATTCCAACCAGTTTCTTTTCCTGAAGATTGACCTGAAAAAGTGGTTCTAGATTCAGATGCGTCAGCTCTTGATGGTGGTGTGGGATTGTTTGGATTTAATGGTGTGGTAGTTCTAGGAGAAGATGCTGCAGCTCTTGAAGGAGGCGCAGGATTATTTAGATTGAGAGGAGTAGTAACTCTAGATCCTGCTGCAATAGCTGAGTCTGCTCTTGTTGGTCCATATGATTTAAATGACATTATATACGAACCACCTTTATTTCCACCAGCATTTTCAGGCGAATTTTGCAATTGACTTAGTGTTTCTAAATTATCATCCACTTTTTTAGGATTTTCCGGAACACCCAAATTAAATCTGTCACCATATGGAAAAAGTAAAATCTGATTTGAATTTACCTCTCCGTTTGGAGATCCATCTATAATTTTATTAGTAGATGCGGATGATATTACTTGATTAGCTGCTACATTAGAAAGTTGTGCATTAAAACTTATATTTTTAATAAATGTATTAACCGCACCAACATCAAATTGATATACTTTTAATGTATTATAATCAATATATTTTTTATCTATAATTCTTAACTTTCCAGAATCATCTGTATCTTCAATAACTGCCAATTCCCATAATTTACCAGCAGCATTGTTTATTTTATCCAATAACGAATTATAAAATTTTTCGACTGTTTCTGATGACTTAGCACATTCTATTATTAAATTTTTATTAATATATAAGTCTTTTAGGTAACCCCAATAACCTGCAGTTTTACCTGTTTCTTTATCATCAACCCATTGAGGAAATGATCTAGTTCCTTTATCTTCATTTTTATATCTAAATCTATTGATGATAATATCCAAATCGTCTCTAAAAACAGAAATGGAAATGGGTCTTTGAAACAATTCTGTTTGTTTTGATTTTACATCTAACGCAGATAAAATTAAACTGTTTTCTATAGATAAATCTTTTAAATTATCAAATATACCATATGATTCATTAAATGATTTATAACCCGTTCTAAATATTTTAAACACTGTTTTATTATAAGGAAATTTAAATCTTTTATCGTCTGTATTTATTTTTTCAGAAAAACATAAATTTAAATTAGATCCATCTGGTAACTTTTGTAGTTGATAATCATTATCTAGAGGATTTCCTTTTGGAAATAAACATCCTAGATTATATTTAGGTGCCTTTTTATTTGGTATTAACAATACACTTCCATCACACGATAATAAATTTGGATGTGCGCCTATTTTTACATCTTCTATATCAATTTCATATAAATTATAATCATTTGCATTTTTTAAATCCAAATTTATTTGTTTATTGAAAAAGATATTTGCGAGTTCTACTAAAAATCCCATAGTAACCCATATATCTTTTTGGTCAGACTTATCCCAATCATATTTTTGTATACCTACCATCAAGTCTGAATCTCCTGGGTTTTCTGATTTTCTACCCATAAAAAATCTATCTTCAGGTCTTTTAACATCTTTTCCTGCATTTGATTTTCTAGTATAATTTCCATCGTTATATTTATAAAATGGAAACGTTGATGATAAAAATGTTCCGTTTTTTTCTGCGTCTTCTTCTTGCACATCTAAAGGAGACATAAAATTTAATTTTTTAGATATACAATTTGGCAATTTAGTTAATCTTTTTTCTAAGTATTCTGCAAAAGTAGATTGTACTGATGTCTTTTGTTTATCAGATGATACTTTAGCTGCACTATTAACTAATACACCAGAATAATTTGCGTGTTTTGATAATATCTCTGTTTTACATTCAAATGTAATACCATCTTGGGTTGAAAAATCAAATCCACTAACAATTCCCATAGTACCATCATATAATCCATATGATTCTTTAATGTTTTTATCATATAAAACAGAACCACTAACGGTAAATAATTCTTTTAAGTTTTTTAAATTGCTTTTACGTAAATCTAATAATGATGCCTGATTGAAATGATTCCACCCAAATTCCACAAATGCACTAATCTTTGGAGATAGAAAATATGGAGTCATATATTCTAATTGAGCATAACCATAACATTTCCAATTAACGGTAATTTTTCTAATTCTTTCTTTTTGAATTATAGCATCAATAGATGTAATACCAGGAACAGGTAAAAATTTTTGAACCGTTCTCTTATCATTTGAAATTGAATTTGGAAATGATACTAAATTACCATCCGACGATAAATTCAATGTATGTGGTTCACCTTCAGAATCATAACCTAATATATTTTTATTATCTGGTATACCGTAACTTTTATCAAATCCATAACCACCTTGTAAAACAAATCCACTTTTTTCAGGATATGTACTTTTATCATTTATTCTACCTGTTCCATTTGAAAATACTCGTACCCAAGCAGTCATTGGCCCTTTATAGTTTTGCCAAGTACCATTATCATCCCACGTAACACTTACAGGATATTCAAATCCAATATCTTTTTGTCTTCTTGTAAATTCTTTAATTACCCAAGATGGTATTGGATGTGGTGCCCACGGTCTATTATCTGGTGTTTTTGCCATAACTTATGAATTTAGTAACTTAAAATCTCCTATAATATTATAAATATTTTGTGGGATTCTTAATTGAACACCTGCGGGTACGCTCAATCTACCATTACCCAAATTATTTGCTTGGGCCAATATCCACCATAATGTAGAATCTTTATAATACTTATTAGCCAAAGCATCAAAAGTAGATACTTCATTTGTTATAACATATATATCATTATAAGCAACAGGTATCACTGGATATAATAATGACTTATATACCCTCTTTCCATCCCATCTCTTATCTTGTTGTGCAAATGTATATCTATTCATAAAATTAAGCAGGTACTTGACTGTTTGCAGACTGTTCATCTACTACAAGTATTTTTCTAGAAAATAAATCATTATTATTATTTAGATTTATATATTCACCCTGTGCATTAAGTTGTCTGACAGAATCTCCAAAATTATTTCCACCAACGATTGGTCTTTCTTTTTCTAATAAATCCATACTTAAATTTAATTCACATTCTCTCGGAAACTGTGCATATTTTCCTTTGCTATCAGTCCATTGAATTACACCATTTAAATAATTCCAATCATTTTTTTCTGCATAATCTTCACTCAATGTTTCCCATACACAATTATCTGGTATATTTATACCAACACTTTTAATTACTCCCGGTTGATTTTTGTATATATCACCAATCGTAAATTTAACCAATGGAGGTATAATAAATCTAGAATATATATTACTGTTTGTTTGTTCACCTTGTGTATAATTAGCAGGTTTAGTTAAACCTACTAAATAATTAATTCTTTGCCACATTGGCAATAGTTCTTTTATGCTATTAGCAACAACATTAAATTTAAAACTTAATGCTCTTGAAAATCCTTTGTAAGATTGTAATTTATCAGCTCTTCCAATATATTCAATCGGAGTCCAATCTGCATTAAAATTTTCATTCAATCCAGTAACGGTAGCTCTAAATGGTATGTATTTATCGTTTACAATGTCATAAAAATAAAATTTTATTAAATCATCATCTTCTTTAGAATATTCTTTTTCAAAATTATTTCCGGATAAAACAGTTAACTCATTGATTTTATCACTATATTTTGCACCAGAAAATCCTTTTCCATCAATGTCATCTAATAACTGTTTTCTTTTTTCTCCTCTAAATTTTGTTAAATATCCACCATTATTATAATTAAATGGATTCACTTTTTGTTTTTGTGAATCCGGATTTTTTGTTAATTTATTAATATAGTCATATCCTTTTAATGTAGCATCCGAAAATTGTGGATTAATCAAATCGTAATTAGTTTCTCCTTTAAATTTATATCCTGCACTTATAATATTATCAATTACTTGTTTTAAATTATCTTCTATAGATTTTACAACATCAGAATTCTTGTCGGTAAATTTAGTAGATTGTTTTGTTGATGTACCGGATTCAATATCTGTATCTAAATAAACTTTATAAATTGATAATATATCAGAATTTGTATATACAGATTGATTTCCATCTTTTCTTAATGGTATAATACCAACATTATCACCATATTTACGATATCTATTTACATCTTTTGGATCATACCCAATAGGTACACCAAAATAAGTTGATGTAAATGGTACTTTTTTATTAAAAATAAAAATTTTCTTATCACTGTCAGGAGCAGACGTTTCTCCGTTTTTCTTAATCAATTCTTTTGCATTTCCAGAATTAGCACCCGCATCCCATCTTTGATAAAATTCAGTGCCCCATTTATAAATCGCTCCATTTGAACCATAATATTCAAATTTTCCTCTGGAACCTAACATTGTTCCATAAGAACCTTCGCTAACATTATATGTTTCTTTTAATGGTTGACCTACAGGTATAAATGCACCAAATAATGTACTTGATTTAAAAAAGTTTCCTACACCAGATAAAAACCCTGCACTTTTACCACTGCCCCATTTACTTTGAAAATTCTTATTTGCATTTGTTGCTGTAGAACCACGAATTAAACCTTTACCACCATCACCAGCAATATTTGGTAATGCACCAGCACCAACTGTTCCTTTGGGAGGAGTTGGTTTATTTAAACCCAAAGCATTTGATACTGCACCAAGTCCTAAAGCACCAAGAACCCCACCCAAATTTGGTTCAATATGTCTAGTAGGGGGAGTAATCAAACCAAATGATGCAATACTAGTTGTTGCCAAAATTGGCATTAAAGGATTATAAATCTTGGTTTCGTTAAATGTATTTAATCCCTGTAATACCAATTGTTTACCCAAGAAAATTACACCGTTACCACTTACACTAAATTTTGATATTCTAGCTACATCTTGTAATGCGGAACCTATAGGTAAAGCTCTACTTTCAAATCTTTTTAATCCATTAACACCTTTTCTTGCATTATTAGGATTAACTGTAATAAATGGTTGACGAGGTCCAAATCTTAATAGACCACTATTATTTGTTTCTAATTTATACTTGTTATAAATTGCGTCACTGTTTTGAGCATATAATACACTCAATTCACCTGGCTGTCTTAAATCATTAAATCCAGATGGCAATGTATATCCCGCACCAATAATTTGTGTATTGGTAGTGGATAACGGAGCAGGTGATTCTAAATTATTAAGATTTGCCATATTTTATAAATATCAAATAGTTTAATATGCACCTCTAAATTTTGTAGCAACTCCTAGTAAAGTACTTGCTTTGCTACCGTCAATATTAACAGCAATACCACCATTCTTCATCAATGATATCAATTCATCCAATTTTGCAACAACTTCTCCATTTGCATTTTGTTCATTTTTTGATTTATTAATTTCAGTTAAAGCTGGTAAATTAACACCCAATCCTGACAATTGATTGTTTAAATATCCTATTGCATCTCCCATTGCGTATATACCAGAAATAATTTCATCATCTTTAAATACAGATAATATTTCTTTAAGAGATGCTAATTCTGATATATTTGAAGCAATATCTTTTACACCCATTCCAAAATTTTTCATTCCGTCGCCAGCCAATTTAGCGGCAAATCCAAGTGGTAACATCGCAACACCCAAAGCCGCAATACCAAGTACACCTGCGCCAAATATAAAAGCACCAGGCCCAGTTAATAATGCACCCAATCCAAAAGCAGCAGCGGCAAATATAACCAATGCTGCGGCTCCAGCAATAACGCCAGTCCAATTAACACCAGAAAAGACATTCATTGCAATTGCAAATGGTATGATTGATAACCCTAAAGCGGTTATTCCTAATAAACCTTTACCTATTATACTAATATCCATCATTTTGATTCCGGTGGATAATGCAGTAAATCCTATAGTAATTAGCGGAGCCAAAGCACCAACTCCAGCCATTAATAATAAACCAGGAATAGCTGGTATGAATAATAAAAATGCAGGACCAGATGTTGCAATACCTGCCAAACCCTTAAATATTTGTCCCGCCGGATTAAACGATTTTATACCATCAGATAAATTCTTCAAAAAATCTTTTATGTTTTGTCCCGCAGTTTTATTTACTGCAGTCGGAATTGATGTAGTTGAACTAGGCAAAACAGTACTAGTACCTGGTGTTTGTGGACTTGATATTGTACTTCCATATCCACCCATTCCTGGTAAACCTAAACCTGTAGAGGTTGGACTTGTTGGACTTGTTGGACTTGTTACACCCGATAGTGCAGATTTAAATAACTTGATGTATTCAAATATTTTACCAAAGAAATTAAGTTTCCAGGCAGCAAAAACTAATGTCGCACCACCAATCCAATTGCCCCAAAATTGTCCCTTATCTGTATTCATCCAATTCATAATTGATTGAAACCAAGAAGCAATACCATTAATAGAATCTCTAAATTTTTCAGAATTTTTATACCATTCTTCTAATGTATCATTTATTGATCTAATCGGTGTAAGAATAAATTTTACTAAAGCTGCACCAATTTTAATAACTGGAACCAGTATACCAACAAACAATTTAACAATAGGCAATAATATTTCGCTTAATTCAACCATAATTTGTTGAATATCATTCATTATTTTTTGTTGTTGACTTGCGATTTGTCTTGATTGAATTTCTCTCTTGTATTTTTCTTCTAATGTTTCATTAGTTGCATTTAATACATCCAAATCTCTTTCATATTGTGCAGCTAAATCAGGATTTTTTCTTCTTAATTCATTCAATTCTTGTTGTTTAGCATTCATTTTTATCAATTGGTCTACGCTTAGTCCCATTGATTCTGCTAATGCTTTTGTTTGAAATGCATCAAGTTTTCTTAAATCGCCAATTTCTTTTAAGATTCTAGACTGTTCTTTTGCTAATCCAGCCAAATCACCAGCATAAGACAATTCTCTTGCTCTAGTAAAATTTATATCTTTTCCAAAAAGTACACTGGCTTCCATTTCACTATTTATGCTAGTTTGAAAGTCTAAAAATTTATCAGCAGCTGCAGCTACATCTTTTAATTCTACACCGAGTCTTCTAGCTTCAATGGCACCTTTAACTAAAGCATCAACACTTCCTCTTATTAATTTATAAGCTTCACCACCAGCAGTTGCAACATCTTTCATTACTTTACTAAAAGGAACACCAGCAGCTTTTGATAAACTTGCAGCAGCTCCCGCAGTTTGATTGGCAATAGTTGAACTAAGTTGTCCAATACCCATGAAATTTTGCATTATTGCAGTACTATCATCAACCGAAACGCCTAAGTTTTTTTCCATCAATGCAACGTGACCAACTGTTTCATCAGTAACCAGAGATACACTAGAAAATGTTTCTGCTATCTTTTGAGCAGCAGCGTTTGCATTTTCAATGTTTATTCCAAATGTTGCTAAATCTCTACTGGTTCTTCTTAGTGTAATTTCTACATTTGACGTTTGATCCGCTAAAAACCCCGTAGTTTCTCTAAAAGATTGTCCGGCTTTATCTAATTCTATAAATCTATCTACAGATAATTTTAATAATTCTAAAAATATTGTAGAAGGATTTTTTAAATTTAGTACAGTTTTATATAAATTTGAAGCACGTTCACCCATTTCTCCGAATGAAATTACAGTGGATTTAAGTATTTCACTTTGAGATGTTTCTAATTTTAATATTTTAGATAAACTGTTTGCTAAATCCTTTGTTTTAGATCTTTCTTCGTCAAGTGCAGAAAGTCTATCTGTAATAAATTTTAATCTCTCTTTTTCAGTATCTGAAAGTGTCTGTGCGTTTTCCAGTTGTTCTCTTTCCAACTTTAATTGACTTTCAGTTAATGTTTCTAAAGGCGTTGCCATAAATTATATGTTTATAAATATATAATAAACAATACTTTTAATCATTTTCCTCTAGGATTCTTTGGACTAGATCCAGATCTATCTGAAGACTTTGATCCCTTTTCCATAGCTTCTTTTTCCTTTTCCTTGGTATCTATCAATTTCTTCAAATAAAAAATACGTAAATACACAGGTAATTTATATACAATATCCTGTGTAAACGCACCTTGTGAATGATATGCCAGACTAAATATCTGTTCGTGAATCAACAACTTATCTTCCGGAGTCAGGCCAAAAAAACTGTACCGTTAGCGGTACACCTATCCTTTCCTCATGATTACATTGTTCACACTTGAAATCAAAATTAAGATCTACGTCAGGTGTAATTTCTTTAATAATTTTTCTAAGTTCCAAACTATCTCTGGAAGTAAATTCATTTTCAATAAACTTCTTAATTTCTGCTTTATCAACATTTCCGTTAATAGCTATAATTGTGTATCTTAATCTGGTGGTAACTTCTGAAGTATTACCAGTTTTAATTTTCTGTAACATCTTCAATTCATTGTCAATTTGTTTTTCATCTCCTGATGTTAATAACTTACAAGTTACAGTTTTCTTACAATATGGCAAAACAAAGTCAAATTGATTTGATCCTGGTGGATACTTTGATAAATCTATATTTTTATACTTTAATTCACCTAAATTAAATGTACATTCATTGTTTTCTCTACATGATGGACATTTAATTTGAAGTGGACCATAACTATCACCATAAGCAAATCTTCGGGTAGCTACAAATATAGCATTTTTGTCACCCAATAACAAATCATCCAACTTTACATCTTTATCCACTATAAGTGATTCAATCAACTTATCCAATACAATACCTTTTTTAATATAATTTTGATTGGTAAGAATATCTTCTTCCTTTGCAGTCATTACTTTCAAATTAATAGTACCATTACTCAATGGACTAGAACTATCATAAAAATGACCTTGACTTGGCAAGTCAACCACTTCGGATGGATATATAGTTTCTTGTTTTGGTTGAGAAACATTACCAACAAATTGATTAGCTGGCTTTGTAATAGGAATTGTATAGTCGTCCATAAATTATAACTTTCAGTATACCAATATATAGTATAAAGTTATAATTTTTATTTTATTTAATTTAAGACGATTGAACTTGTTTTTGAGCAGCTTTAACCAAATCATCTTTTGATTTAACAGTATCTTTAGCTTTTGTTAATTCTTCCCCAGCTTTCTTTCTGTCTTCAATTGATTTAGCCATTTTTTGTTTGGCGGTAGCTAATTTTAGCTTATCTTGCGCATCTCTCTTTTCAACTTGTCTTTGTTGATATAAAGCCAAATTAGTTTTTCTAGTAGCTTGTTTTACTTTGGAATCATCTTCATTTAAAATTTCATTGATAAGTCGTATAATACATTCCTTTATCTTTTTCTTTGATGATACCATTCCTTGTTTTACTGCATCGAATAATTCTTTTGCCAATTGAGGATTGTTTGGCACTGTACCTTTAAATGATTCAAAATCATTGTTTTTAACAAATTCTCTAGCCATACTGGCACTTACACCTTCTACTCCTTCTACACCATCTTCTCTTTCACCACTGCTTACGATGTTTAAAGTATCAAATCGTGGTGTTTTATCCATACCATTCCATGTATTCAATAGTTTGGTAAATTCTGGAACTCTGTCACTACCACAAACAAATGTTGCGTCAGTATAACCATTTGCCTTTAATTTATCTGCGGCTTGTAAAACATTTTTAATTGATACATCATATACAATTTTATCTTGTATATCAGGAAATAGTTTCTTTAAGAAATTTACTTTGGTTTGATAATCCAATGGATTTTTATCAGGATCTTGTGATTGACTTGTAAAAATATAAAAATCACCACCATTAGATGCGTCAACTACAGTATCAATTAACTTTTTGTGTCCAATTGTAGGAGGATTGAATCTACCAAATGCAAATGCTACATGTTTTTTCATATACAATAAATATATTAGTCTTTTTTAATCCATTGATATTTTGAATGTCCACAATCCCAAATTCTATCATAACCATTATTTTTCATATTTTCCCATTCACTCAATGAATTGTCATAGTTTTTTAATTTATTTGATAATGTATGTTTTGCGAATCCATATCTATGCCATCTAATATCATTTCCACATTCAAAATACCAATAATTTGGTTTGGTATCTTTTATTTTAATAAAACCCAATACTTCATACAAGTTACCAACACTATATCTTTTATCAGCATAAGTTATAATTTTATATGGATTATAATTTTTAATAAAATGTTTTAATAATTTACCAGCAATACCAACTATTCTTTGATTTGTTGCAAATCTGATTAATTCATATTCATTTTTATCTTTGTTGGTATAACCCAAGGACTTTCTTTTTTTACCAAATGTCATTACCGCAACCAATAAATTGTTATAGTAGGCACCAAGTTTAATAGACGATGAACAGTCTCCTTGTATATGATTTTCATTAAGAAACAATTTGCAATCATCTATAACTTTAATAGTGCAATTTCTAGCGTATATAGATTTTTCATTTGATTTGCCTATAATATGTTTTAATTTGGTTTTTACAATATTTTTATTGTATACCCATTCATCTTCAAATATATGAATAAGTCTTATTCCTTTAGATTCACATATCTTTGTTTTATTCAAATGATAATTTTTATCTTTACCACCTGCATTTTCACTGTGCCAATACAAACCATTATATTCAATTGCTATTTTCTTTTCTGGAATATATACATCCAATTCTAATCCGTTAAGTATATTTCTATCATTTTCAATCAAATCTATATCACCAAGTAAACTTTTAACATAATTTACTATTTCTTTTTCATTGTGACTAAAACCTGCAATATATGGATAACATTTTAAACATCTAGGCAAATGTCCACCGTCAATATGATCTTCAAATATATCATTACATTGTTTGCATTTAAATTTATATAAATTGTTCTTATCTGTTGAAATATAATCTTCTTGTGTAAATAATGGAATTGCAACCGTTGATAATTTATGATTTAAAATATTGTCAAAAAATCTTTTTTTAGATTCGTTTTTTGCCAATTCCTTAAAATATTCCGTTTTTGATATATTATCTACTCCATATTTTTCTATACAAGTTAATTTTGCTTTTTCAGCATTAACATATGTTGCACTTCCATAACGATTTAATTTGGTACTTTTAATTTTATCTACACGATTAATATCTTTAGCAACATATACACCACTACATTTAACACTACAACATTTTTGATTTCTGTAAATTAAGGATTCAAAATCTATACTACACACCAAACACACTTTAGTTTCATAATATAAATGTCTATTTTGTTTATTTTTTTCAATCAGTGTATTTGTTCTTGCACTAACAGTAGATATATTACTACACTTCTTACTGCAATATTCTGAATAACCAACAATAAATGATTTAAATTTAGTAACAATGTTACAAACTTTACATTTTTTTTCTCCGTATATACTTTTATATAATTTTTCCCCAAATGTTTTGCCAGAATATTCAACATTTATCTGATTATAAAAATCCTTATGTTTAGATTTTATTATCTGAACATAACTGTCCGGATTTGATTTTATAATTTTATTAATATATTCTTTATTCATACTTACACTTTCATATATAAGTATAAACCATTTTGATTAAAAATCAATAAAAAACCCTCTAGTTTTAATAGAGGGTAAAAGAATATTTTTTGAATGAATCAATATTGTAAAATTGCGTAGTCAATGCTTAAAGTTAAGCTAATTGACATAGCTTCACCACTGTCAGACCAGTCCAATTCACCGAAATCTGCACTAGTAATAAATGCACCTTTAAGTGTCCATTCTTCTACTTTATCACCTACAGGTCCAAGAACATTGATGGTTAAATCTTTCTTATAAAAATCACTATATCCATCACGCCCAGTAACAGATTCGTGACCAAGGCGAATCCACTCCATTACTGCTTGCGCACCAGATGGTACAATTGGATCATATAGCTCAATTGATACATCGTCCCAAGTAGTCTTACCCTTATAATATCTTTGAATATTGATATGGTCAAGGGTTTTCTTTTCGCTTTTTGGTGATGGTCTCTTGCACTTCTTAATTAAGAAACTTGGGATACCGTCACAATATAATATAAATCTATTCTTTACTTTTGGTTCAAATGTAGTAAAGAATATTTCGTTGCTATTTAGTAGATCTGCCATATTTTTAAATCCTTATTTGTTGTTTATTATAAATATAAATAAAAGAATATATTTTTAATTTTTATAGTTAATTTTTAAATAGTTATACCGTATACGAACCAAAAACTAATTATGTCAAGATCTAAAAATTCAAAAAATTGGTTGACTATACATTGCAAATTTTGTAATGATGTGTTTGAATGTAGGGTAAGTAAACCAAAAGTCTTTTGTAGTAAAAAGTGTAGTAACAGTGATAGTTCTACAAAACAAAAGATAATTGACGGACAAAAAAAGACTTTTGACGAAAAATATGGTGGACATCCAATGACTACGGATGTGGTAAAATCCAACTTTAAATCAGCAATTCTTGAAAAATATGGAGTGGATAGTTACAGTAAACTTCCAGAATATAGAAATAAAGTTAAAAAAACAATGTTAGAAAAGTATGGGGATGAGAATTATTCTAATGTAGAACAAACTAAATCTACTATGATGGATAAATACGGTGTAGATAATGCGGCTAAGATCAAATCTGTTCTTGATAAACGATCACATACTAAGAAATCAAACCACTATGAGTTCCTAGTAAATTACTGTAATAGTAACAAGTTGCAATTCCTATGCAGTGAAGAGGATTACAAAGGTTATCACTTTAGTAATCTTTATAAATTCAAATGTGATGTATGTGATAAAACACTAGAAAGTACGGTTTATAATTTAAACAATTTATTCTGTGATTATTGTCATCCAGAGAAAATTACCACAGTTGAAAATCAATTTTATAACTTTTTAATAGAAATTCTGCCAAAAGACACAATTGTTAAAAGAAACGATAGAACTGTGTTGAATGGTAAAGAATTGGATTTTTATATTCCCAGTTTAAAACTTGCGTTTGAAATAAATGGATTGTATTGGCACAGTGAAAATAGTGGTGGTATCAATAAAAACTATCACTTGAATAAAACAAAGTCTTGTAGTTTTTATGGTATATCATTGATTCATATATTTGAAAATGAATGGATACATAAAATGGAAATTGTTAAATCAATTATTAAAATCTTGACAAGAACAAATACATTTGTTAAAATTAACGCAAGGGATTGCAAAATCAAAGAAATAAATGAATCGGATAAAAATAAGTTTTTAAATAACAACCATTTACAAGGAGAAGATAAATCTACAATCAAATTAGGAATATATCTTAAAGATGATTTGGTTAGTATTATGACATTTAGAAAATCGTCACGATTTGATAAAACAAGTGATTGGGAATTGGTAAGATTTTGTAACAGTATTAATACTATAGTTAATGGTGGCGCAAGTAAACTATTAAAACATTTTATTAAACACTATAATCCAAAGAATATTGTAAGTTATAGTGATAGAAGATATTTTACGGGTAAAATTTATGAAACTCTAGGATTCAAATTCGTAAGTCATACACCTCCTAATTATCACTATCTAATTAATAATTATAAAGATATTAGACACCGCATGAGTTTCCAAAAACATAAATTAGAAAAATTATTAAAAATATACAACCATTCGTTAAGCGAATGGGAAAATATGAAAAATAATGGTTATGATAGAATCTGGGATTGTGGACATGGAAAATATTTTTTAACTATAACACTATAAAATCTTGACAGATTTAACAGAGTTTGTATAATTTGCATACGCAATGCGCTTGATGCGCTTTTAATTGTTTAAACTTTGTTTTTTATCATACAGGTTTATAATTTCCTGTTTTAGTTTTTCTATATAATTCCTGTTTCTCAATATCTTAAATACTAAGTTCTCAGTGCTTAATTCTCCTGATTTATCTAAGCCTGCTTGGCGCATATCATAAACATCTTTGATTATTGCTTTGAGCTTATTAATATCTTGAGCTTTAAGCGCAGAATTAATTTTTCTTACAAAATCATTATATTTTTCTTGAATTTTTTCTTTATCAATTTGGATATTTTCTTTTTGTGGTTCACTTAACCATTTATCTTGCATTAGTGAATACACACCTGTAGATCTATTTTCTTTAGTTACATCTTGAATATAAACTTCAACATTGTGACCTTTTAGATGTATATCATGTTCATCATTCCATTTTGATTTAAGCGCATTGACTAATTTTTCAACAAGCTCTACATTTTCATCTACATCTTTGAAATCTATTACTACATGCACATCAAAGTCACTGGTATCTGTCCAATTATAATTTGCTAAGCTTCCCACAAACAGTATATCTTTTAAAGGCGCATCAGTTTCTGTATCTGCATAGAAATCTTTGCCTATTTGATGTAGTTTTTCTTTAATTTCTGGATTAAGTTTAAAATTATCCCAGATATTGGGATTTAAAGTATCGTTATAGATTCTTACTTTCATATTTTTATTTTAGCCTTTAGTTCATCTATGGCTTGATGTGCATCTGTGAAAATGATACCATTACCACCGGAAGCAATAAATGATTCTATATTAGGAGATAAATCATCTAGTAAAATACTATTTGGAGTTGCGTATTTGGCCTTACTTTTACCTGAATCGCTGAATATTATGGAAATTGGTCCACTCCAGTGAGTTCTTAACCAAGATCTTTTACCTGATTCTATATTTTTAATATAATCTATAGCTTCTTGACGGGGATAATTTCTCAATATTTGAGCTGCGCTTGTACTGGTAAGGAATTTTAATTTGAATCTACCATCAGTTGCGATAGTGGTTAATTCTGTTTTAAAATAATCAAATTCTGACATTGGTTGCATAGTTGACCAGAATTTTTCACCTTCTTTCAAGATAACGTTCCAAAATTCTTTTGTACCATTTTTTGATTCAAATTCTTTTGGTGGAGTACCTGTAAGTTTTTCAAATTGATTATCAAAGTCACACAACACGCCGTCCATATCACAATATATTATTATTTCAACATTGTTTTCTAATAAATTTGCGTCAAAGATTTCTTTAACGATAGACTTTAACTTTATCATATATCTCTATAAATATAATATAAAATTATATATATAAGAAAAAACCCACATAAAATTAATTATGTGGGTTGTTAAATTATATTTTAATATTACTTTTTGGTTGGAATAAATGTACCATCTTTCAATGATAGTGATCCTTCACCGTACTTTGTAGTAATACCGTTTAACCAAGTTTCTTCTTCTTTTTGAATTTCTAAAAATGTATTTTTTAAACTTGTTTCAGATTCGGTTAGTTGTTTGAATTTTTCATCCATTGACAATTTATCTAGATACAACTGACCAAATCGGAAAGTGGTTTCTTGATACTTTGATTGGAGTTTACCCAACGCATCCAACTCTTCTTGTGTAAATTTAATTGGTTCTGACATAAAAATTAAGCATCAGGTGCGCCAGAGAAATCGGCACTAGTTACCGTTGGTTGTCCACCATCTTGAGGAACTGGTGGTTGTAGACGATTACGTAGTTCTTGATTTAGAATTCGAATATTGGCTTGAGATTGTTCTGACTTTGCCAATTCATCATAAACCAATGCTTTTAGTTCTGTAACACTGAATCTTGCTAGTTGATTTTCCATATTATAATATCCTTTCTAGGTTGTAACAAAGATATATATGTATAATTGTACAATTTTAGTTATTATATTTTATGAAAATTTTGGTTTGTTTACCTGGCAGAGAATACAGTGGACAGTTTTTACAATGTTGGACAAATTTATTAGGATATTGTTACAACAATGGACATAGTATCATTTATTCTCAGAAATACAGTTGTAATATTTATTACGCACGCAATATGTGTTTGGGTGGTAATATATTAGCAGGTGAAAATCAAAAACCATATGGGGGTAAATTGGATTATGATTATATGTTATGGATTGACAGCGATGTATTATTTACTCCACAACAATTTCAACAATTATTGGACCATAAAGAAGATATTGTAAGCGGTATATATAAAATGGATGGTGGAACACACTATGCAACAGTTCCATATTGGGATGAAGATTATTTCCAACAAAATGGTAGTTTCCAATTTATGGATGACACTGTATTAAATGATTTTAAAAGCAAATACAAAAAATTTCCCGTAGTTTATACAGGATTTGGATTTATATTGGTTAAACGAGGAGTATTTGAAAGTATGAAATATCCTTGGTTTAAACCCGAATTTGTTAATATTAGAGGTTCAAAAGACTTTACAATGGAAGATGTTGCTTGGTGTAGAGAAATTACAAGATTAAATTATAAAGTATTTATTGACCCAAATATTGTTGTAGGACACGAAAAATTAAAAGTCTATTGATAGTGTTTTCAATAGTGTTTGTATAAACAATTCATTGGATAATTTGCAAGCATCTTTGCTTGCAATTATACCTTTTTCATTTACTTTATCTCTATTATTGTAACAATATCTCATTGTTTCAATCATATGTTCTTCATCGTATCTAGACCATTTTGCACCAGGAAATTCCCAAAATCCTGTTGCATCTACTTCTATATGTCTTAAACAAAAACTATTTTCTAGAGTTACAAATTCTTTTAATCCACCATAATTTGCAACAATTACAGGTCTACCGCATGCCATACTTTCGTGTTGCATTAATCCCCATCCTTCTGCACTTACAGCAGAAACGAATACATCATTTGAACAATACCAATTTTTTAATTGTTGTTTAGTAAAATTTTGTGTATTAAATACAATTCTATCGTCTGTAAATTTTTGTGTTGTTTGTGTAGATACTTTAATAGAGAGACGAACATCTTTTTCTTTTGGAAATGCTTTATAAAAACATTTTATTACTTCTGGTAATCGTTTTCTTGGGTCATCATTACCAGTTCCAAATGTAAAAATATCATTATTATTTGGTTTGGTATAATTAAAAACATTTGTATCTATACCAAGATTTACCACGGAAATTTCACTGGTGCATCCTTGATTTTCAAATGTTTGTTTATTCCATTTGTTTGGAACTATAACTCTATCAAACAGATTTATTTTATCAATATAAAAATCCCCAATTCTGCTTGCTTCCCACATACTAAAATATGTTTTATTTTTACCATTTAAAATATGCAATAATGAATGATGAATATCTATATAATTAAAAGATGGAAACAATAATAATTCTTTTTCTGTACCATCTCTGTTTGGAATATTATCAAAATAAGATTTAAATTTATCTGATGGTTTGTTATAATATTTGGGTATAACAATGACATTTTTTTTCACAGATTCTTCTAAAATCGTTGATAACAAAATATTATAACCAGATACGAAATTGTATTCGCTGGTAAGCAATAACCTATTTGACATTTTAATTAATTAGGAATAAATACGCTTCCTAATATAGTATCTCTTTTCTTTTGGAAATAGTCAAGTAAATTTTGATTTTCGGTTGTTAATCTTGAAAATGCCAAATTACAAACTTCACCTTGAGTTTTACCATTTGAGTCTTCCAATGGTATTAACTTTTCCATTGTTCCTGTATTTCCTGTAGATGTATCTTTTACCAAAAATCCGACTGCTATGGCAGTATGAAAATCGGGCGGGTAAAGTTCATATCTACATATTGTATATTCTATATTGTTCATAAATTTTTAAGTATAAAGTTGAATCCATTTAGTATCAGTTGCATTGATTTTTATCGGCAACCAACCATAAAAAGTTTTACTGTTTGATGCGGATGTTGTATCTATATTACCATTATCAACACGAATTGCTGTTGCTCCACCACCGTCAATATGTAATTTATTAGCAGCGGCAATATTACCAATACCTAAATTTCCACCAGAAGATACACTCACTAATTTTGTATTAGATGAATCAGTAACTGATAAAATATCTGCTGTTTGTCCACTTGTAGCTTTGATGGTAACTGGTACAGTTGATGTTGCTGGAGGTAATATTCTTAATGAAAATGCAGTGCCTGAAGTGCCCCAATAAAATCCTTTATCATTACCAGCTATGCCTCCATAAAATGCACTACTTACACGGTCATAAAAATATATGGTTCTTCCACTTTGTTGGTTTGCAGTACCACCGAAAGCAGCTTGACTATTAAATCCAAATGATTGATGTTGAACACTTCCTGAAATAGAAGTAAAATCACCACCACCACCATTTCCGTAAATAAAATTAATTTGAGGATTCAATCCTGCCGTTCCATCACTGCAATTAATTGTCATTCCTCCATTTGAACCACTCAATACTGAAAAACGAATAGTACTTGCAGTAATGTTTCCAGTTGCATTCAAATTTGTTACTTGGTAACTGTTACCTGTGTTTAATGCATTCGCAGTAGTAGCAGTAGTAGCAGTAGTAGCAGTAGTAGCATTTGTTGCCCAACTACTTGTACCTGTCAAAGCACCTGTTATTCCAACAACTGTATAACTATTAGCGGGATTTAACGCATTAGCATATGATGCAGTTGTAGATGTACCAGTTAAATTTCCTGAAAATGAACCGGTTATTGTTTTGTTTGTTAATGATTGGGTGTCTGCCAATGTTACATAACTAGCCGCAGCAACACCACCCAATTGTGTGGAATTTGTAGCAGTAGTTGCTGCTCCTACTGTTAAACTTGCAGCAGTTCCTGTTAAACCTGTACCTGCTCCACTAAAACTACTACCACTAATTATACCCACTACATGCAGTGGTGTTGTAGGAAGTGTAGTGCCTATACCAAAATTACCACTCGCATCAATAATTGCACTTTGAGTTGTTCCTCTGTAAAATGCTATCTTACCGGCGGTCCAAGTGTTAACTTCCATTTGTCCACTTGAAACACTCATTCCACCAATTGCACCACTAGATTCGTCGTATACTCTTAATTTTACATTTGATCCCGCAGAATTGCTATATGTACCACCTAAACTAATTACTTCAGTAGCTGAAGTTTGAACACCTGTTGTATTACCTAATTGAAGTCTATAAGATGGACTTGTTGTACCTATACCAACATTACCGCCCATAAATATTGCGGATGGGATAGATGTTGAACTTGTAACGTGTAATTCTGCTATTGGATTGTTTGTACCAATGCCTACTTTATTATTTCTAACAACAAAATCATTTTGTCCATATTGACCTGCTACTATTCTGTCGTCGGCAAATACTTCTAGTACAGGTAAACCCGCACTATTGTTTACACTCATCAGTGAATCAGATAAATCATCAACAACACTAAATAATGTTCCGTTAGTACCATCGGTTCTTAATAGTGTCGCACCAGATGTAGTTGAATTTACATGCAGTGATGCGGATGCAATAGTTGTGCCTATACCAACGTTTCCACCGTATGGTTCTAAATGAATTTGACCTGCGTTTCCTATAGAATTATATGTTTGCCATTGATATACACCTGCACTTAATCTTCTAGAATACATCAAATCTGTATTACTTGAACCAATAGACAACGCTACCGCATTAGTTGCGGTTGAAATAGTTAATCCGGCAGTTCCACCTGTAGTAAAAACGCTTGTCGTACCTAAACTAACACTACCACCTTCGGTAACTCTTAATATTTCACCTATAGCACCTGTTCCACCGCTGAAAATTCTAAAATTATCTGCGTCAAATCTTAAAGTAGCAATAGTAGAATCGCCTCTTTCAAGATTTACGCCAATATTACTTCCTCTGGTTCCAATTTCAGTTGTTGCAGTTAATGTTGTAACCGTATAAGAATTAGCAGGATTTAACGCATTAGCATATGATGCAGTTGTAGATGTACCAGTTAATGCTCCTGTAAATGTTGTAGCAGATACTGCTGCAAACGAACATGTATCAGTTGTTCTTACATTTTGGTTCATGTTCCATGCATAAGCAGCATTAGTTTCATCCAAAACTCTTCTCCAAGATTGCCATGTTCCGTTATTTTTTCCTCTTATTGCTATTTGTCCCGTTCTAAAATCACCATAAATTTGATGAATCCAAGATGTACTATATGCTGATGCATACATACCACCATCGGTCTGACTATATAGAGAAATACCGGTAACATATCCAACACCATTGGAATTATAAGAATCTTGTCCCAATCCGTTTCCACTATCTCTATTTAAAAATGCACGACCATTAATATTATCAGTTGTTGTAGCTGTAGCAGCATTACCACCAATACTTAATCCAGAAGCAGTACCTGTTAAACCTGTACCTGCACCATTAAATACACTTGCACTAAGCGTCGAACTAAAATATCCAGTACCAGCGACACCAAAAGTATAACCTAAACCTGTATATTGACCAACTGTAATATTTCCACCATTGGGATTTAACAATAATGGAAAGTTTACATTATCACTGTTTCTTCCTGATTGAATTGCTACAGGATAATTATAAGTTCCATCTAACGAAGCAATATTAAGATAAACATCAGTACCACCTATTCTTGCAGCATAATTGTTTAAAGTGGCTAAAGATGCTGGTCTAGTTAGACTGTTACCAACTGTTAATGCTCCTGTTCCAGTAATAGCCGCAAATGTAGGTGATGCGCCTGTATGAATATCTTGTGGTAAATTTAAAGTTACACCACCTGTTGCAGCACTAACTGTTACTCTATTTGTTGTTCCGGCTAAACTTGTTACACCTGTATTTGTAATGGTTACTGTTGACGCTCCACTTTGATTTGTAGTAAATGAATTGGTTGTACCAACACCTATACCACTGCCTGTAGCAATTGTAATTGTTCCATTTCCTATAGTTTGATCGCCTGTATTTGTCCCAGATAAATTAGCAGCAGCTATATTTCCTGCTGCAGTTAAATTTCCACTATTATCTAGTGTTAATGTATTCGCCGAATTTGCAATATTTCTCCAATAATGAACACCTCCTGATGCACTTTTATAATATACATTCCCACCCGAAACATAAATACCATATTGAGCATCACCGATAATTAAACCAGGGGATGTAAAACTACCATATGTAGAAGTTACCGTACCATTGGATGTAATATTTCCAACGGTAGATATTGATCCTGAAATAGTAATAGTTCCCGTTCCACTTCTATATATTCTTGTTCCTGTATCGTCGCCAAATTGGATACCTTCTGTGGCAGTAGATGGCGTTAATTGACCTATTTGTAATCTTGTAGCAGGTGCGTTTGTAGCAATACCCACTTTATTATTAATATAAGCGTCACCGTATATATTCGTTGTCTTTAAGTCTGCCATATGATTATAAATATATATTAATATCCGTATTTATCTTTATATAAATTGCTTATTTGTTTTATTTCTGACGCAGTTAAAACCCTTTCATACATCAAAACTACAGCAATATCACCAACCCACGGATATGCATTGGTACCTATCGGAGAACCATTTGGTTCATTTCCTATTGTCAATGCATATACAGGATTTGATAATAGACCACTATTTAGATTTGTTGCTGCATAACAATGAAACCCACTATTATACATAACAAATGTATCGTTATTAACTTGAACACCATCTACATATAAAGTATCTCCAGATCCATCTTGATGGAATGTATTTCCTGTACTGTTTTGATATAAATCTATATAATTTTCGCCATCACCATTTCCTATCAACTTTCTCCAAGCACCAGAAACCGTACTTCTAGCAACCACTACAACTGTATATCCTTGTCCAAGTTGACTTGTCTTTAAATTTTGTGGGAAATTACTTCTAAAAATCTTATTGCCATTACCAGTGCTATTTCCAGTAAAATTACTAAATCCAGTATCATTATTCCAACTAATATTGCCTTGTATTGTAAAATCATTGCCTCGTCCACTCAAATCTCTCCAAATATTACCGTTAGCTCTTGTATTAAATTGACTATTCGGACCATAAACAAATCGGGATTGATAATTTAAAGCTTGTATTTGTGGATTTCTGTATAAGATGAATCCATCCGCAGCAAGTCTTGACGAACTGCACCCACCGGGATATAAATACGGATTGACATAATAGTCTACCGAATTTATAGTTGTAGAAAGAGTAGCAGATTGCCAAACACCAATAGTTTTCCCTGCGTTTGTAAGACCAACTCCATCCGTCCAAGTTCCTGATGAATTATATTTTTCAATATTTGCTAAATAATCATTTATCAACACTGTTCCTGTGCTGATAAAATAATCAAAAGTAAATAATATAGTTACCCCAATTCCGATACTCGCAGTTGGAATAGAATTTCCGTGATAATGACATCCTATTCCACCTAAATCATATCTATAAACAACATCGGTTGGTTTTATTATATAACCACCATAACTACCACTTCTTAATCTACTAAATGTTCCCGCACCATTATTATCAAATGTTCCTTCTGTTGGTTTAAAATAATTTGTTGTTGGACCGCCGTCATAACTAGATTCATCGCTTGAATCCAAATACAACATCAATCCCTCTTTAACAGGAACTTCACTTAATGTTGAAACAGTTGAATACTGTCCTCTTTTGCTTAATGAACTTATAACACTCATATATGTTTCTGTATTCCTAGTTTATATAATGTTGATACTTCGTCTGGTGTTAATGCATGATCATATATTCTTACTTCACCTATATATCCTTTTAAATTATGAATTGCATTTGCACTATTAACCGTACTTGATGCAGTCCCAATTACAATTCCACCACCTTGACTTGTTGCGGGTTTTGACCATGCACTTGCAAGTGATGATGACACTCTACTACCAATTTGTGTTGCGTCATAATATTTGACAATACTATTTTTATACATACCGTCATTATTATATACTCCTGTATACATATGCCAACCACTTGTATTAACCGCATCACCTCTACTACTCAATGATGCACCACCATTTTTTTCTACAGTAAATCCAAAATCGGTACTTGTATTGCCTGTTCCATATAATAATAAATTTATACCATAACTACTAGTGTCTCTGTAACCAAATAAAAACTGTGATGTATTTGTTGCATTTGCCAATTTGTTTGCCCATACCACTATTGAAAAACTTTTGCCTGTAGTTAATAAATTAGCTGCAATGTCTGCGTCTAATACTCGTATACAGTTATTTGCACTAGCTCCGTCAAAATAAAATGTATTGTTATGAAATACAGTAGTTGTAACATAACTTCCATAAGTCAAATCACCATTGTTATTGTTTCCAGTCAAATCAATCAAACCACCACCAGTTGCAACTGTTGCACCTCTCGTTCCACTTGGACCTGCATAATTTGTTAAATGATTTTTTGCTTCTAATTGATGATTGACAACATATTGGGTATTGTCTGTATTATATTCATATGTAAATGACAGAAAATTTCCATTGTTTGCAGTTGCTTGTGATGTAAATGTTCCAAATATTCTATACCAACCGCCAGGATATGGTATCCTATTAGCCGTAGAGTAAATTCCAGCTTCTGTTAAATAAGTCGCACCATTAAATTCATATCTATATAAGAAATTTGGATGGTTATAATCATTATTTAACACTTTATAAAATGCACTATAACAATATGTTGTAGCTGGTGATATAGTTAAACTTGTTTGATAAATAAACAATGATGGACAACAAGCATTAGCAGAATTGTTATTATAATATTTATTAATAGACGCTGTTTGAACTCCATTTGGAGTCCAAATACCAGCATAAGATGCGGTATCAGGAAATGACCCAGCAAAATTTTGTGATGTTGGATATCTGTTACCTGTAAATAAATTGGTAGTTGGTTCACCTCTAAAACAGGTTACATCATATGGATCGTAATATAACTTTAAACTCATTATATTCCTATTTCGTTAAAGTTTTGTGCAAATACTGTTCCTAATTTGGCTCTACTCATTTGTTTATTATATGCATATGTTTGACTTCTATTTGTCATATTAGCAAATACTATATTATCATAATATAATATTGCTGTAGTTGCTTGCGCATAATTAGGCAGTGTCAGCCACGCAACATATTTTGTTCCAAATCTAAATGTATTGTTACCACATCCAGAACCTAAACTTTCTCCTGTTAAAATTGCACTTAATTTAGTCCACGTTGTAGGAAATGCACCACCGCAGATCAAATAATAATTGTAAGTTCCGCCTGCTCTTCCATTTGAAACAGGTGTACCCGCAGGTAAATTTCCATAACTCCAAGTCATATTGTTGTTTACGCCATCTGTTGATAAATATAACGTATTGCCTGTTCTAGTTCCAAAACGAATTGTAGGATTTCCAAATCCAAATGTTGTATAACTCCAAGGCGTGTAATATTTAACACTAGATGACGGATAAAATAATATATGTTTAAAATATTCTAAATCGCCTGTAGATGTAAATCCAGAAGCATCTGTCAATGTAACTGTTGTATCACCATTATTAACAGGAGCAGCTAATGTTGTATTTCCATAACCACCTTGTGTTCTTAAATCTATAAGATTTAAATCTTCATCGAAACAAGCTAATCCAGCATAACCCACGCTTTGTAAAGAACCAACTGATTTAAAATAAGCACTTAATAAATAAGTTTCACTTGTATTTACTGGAATCAATACACTTCCTATATGTCCTGCATTTCCAATATCAACAAAACAGTAAGAACCTTCATAAGAACCAGTTCTACTTACACCGCCTGCATTAATATTATAAGTGGAACCAAATTCTGCATCACCATTTACCATTAAATTTGCTAGACCTGTTTCTGGGTCAATAGAAACACGGTCGTCAAAATTATATCCTTTTGTATAAAATATATTGTTTGTAGAACCTGATATAATATTCATATCTTTAATTATTAACCAACCCAGTTAAAATCCAAACTATCACTTGCACTATCCCATTCAATTCTCCATTTTGCAGTACCTGTTGTAGCAGCACTAATTTCAAATCCACCAGTTCCACTTGCACCTCTGGTTCTTACTATACCTTCCACATCCAATTTACGGCCAGGATTACTTGTTCCAATACCAACATTTCCGTTATTTAACAACATCATTTTCAAACTGTCCGCAGTTTGGAATTGTATATCTCCTGTTCCTCTTGCGTTTAGATACAATGATGTATTATTTGTTGTTCTTATTTCATTTGCATTAGGATTTGTGTCATACGATGTTCCCAACAATATTCCTTTAGCACTAACCAATTGTGCTTGTCCGCCAATGGTCAAAAGTGCCATTGCAGTGTCACTTCTTATTTGACCATTACCTGATTGAAGATATCCAGTAGCAATAAAATTTACACCTGTATAACTGTTAGCAGCATTTAATGCATTTGCATATGAAGCAGTAGTAGCAGTACCAGTAACATTTCCTGTCAAAGTACCTGTTATTCCAGCAACTGTATAACTATTTGCAGCGTTTAATGCATTTGCGTATGAAGCTGTTGCAGCAGTACCATCAATGCTTGTTATGCCTGTCAATGCCAAATTTGCAGATGCTCTATTAATTGCAACCGAAGTTGTTCCAATAAACATCGTTTGATTTGTTGCGGCTGCACCAATTTCTGCCAAAGACCAGGCAACAGCAGCACTTCCGTCAACGGATTTTCCTGTAGAACCAATTGTAAGTGTTCTTGCAGTTCCCCAAGTTGCAGTTGTAATATCAGCAGAATGATTAAATGATGTACCGTTAATATTTCTTGCAGTAGCAAATGATGCGGTGCCTGCAATGTTCATTGGTTGTCCACTTAACATTGCAGCTACTTGAGCCGTAGTTAAAGCCAATGGAGCAGCAGAACCAGTTCCGTTATTTCCTAAAATTGTACCTGTACTAATATTTACAATCTTGGCTAATGTAACATTTGAATCTGCAATTTTTACACTTGTTACCGCATTAGATGCAATTGTAGTTGCATTACCTGTTGAAGTTACATCACCCGTCAAATTTGCATTTGTTGTTACCGTAGCAGCATTTCCTGAAATGCTTATGCTCCAAGTTCCACTTGCATTTGCGCCTGTTAATGATGGGGCATAATTATTATAATTTCCGTTTGTTAAAACTTGTTGCCATACTCTGCCTGTCCAAGCATTTGGACCCCATCTTTGACGGAAATAAAAGCCAGTATTATCATTATCTGGCCAATATGTCTGAACTAAACCTGTAGAATATGCAGGAGTAGCAAAATTGACTATAGTTCCGTATGAATAAGAACTTGTTGGATTGTTTGTTGTTCCTGTCCAAGATGAAGCGCCCGTTGATATAATATCACTTCCGGTTAGATTATTAAAATCAAAACCAGCAATATTAGATAATCTAGAACCTAAAAATCTTGTACTATCATATCCACCTAATTGTGTAGAATTTGTAGCAGTTCCAGCAGTTAAACTTGAAGCAGTACCTGTTAAACCTGTACCAGCACCACTAAAACTACTACCACTTATGACACCAACTACATGCAATGGCGTAGTAGGAACAGTTGTACCTATACCTACTGCACCACTTCCACTTACAAATAATATACCATTGCCACCAGCACCTTTGATATTCAATAAACTTGCTGCGGTACTACTACTCAATTCTAATAAAGCAGTAGGAACAGTTGTTCCTATACCAACATTACCTGTTGATGTAATTCTAAACTTTTCAGCAACAACAGCATTTCTTCTTGTAGAAATTGCAAAAAATCCATCACTTGAACTATTATTTGCTTCATTACCAGATTCCAATATTGCAAATGTTCTTGCAGGAGCATTGTATGTTCCTGTATCATTTTCAAGAATTGCAAATCGTAATTGAGAAGTTACAAGAGACGCTGCTGTACCATCGTAATTATTAAAATTGCTAATTGATAAGCCAGTAAATGCTGATGTTTTTGCACCAGAATAAACTTCCAATTTATAAGCAGGAACAGTTGTACCTATACCAACACTTCCTGTTGTTGGTGCTAATAATGTATATCTTGATGATCCGTTTGTTCTTAATGCTTCAAAATATCCAGAACCATCATACGTTCTAATGTTAAATGTACTTGCATTATATCCTACTAATGTATCAGCTAGACCAAATTGTAAAACGCCTGTACTAGACGCTCCTTCAGTTATTCTAGAAGAAGTTGCAACCGTCAATGTTTGTCCAGCTGCTCCTACCATACCAATACCAAGATTACCATTTACAACAACATTTCCTGAATCTCTTGTTAATTGTACTTTTCTTATCTTAAATCCACCCCAAAATGTTGGTATTGTACCTGTATTATAATTAACAATGACATATGGACGAATATACCTTACAGGTCCACCATCACTTGTTACGCTTGCACCATAAGGCGTATGTGTTAATGGTAAAGTAGTAGTTCCACTATATTTTGTCCACGTACTATTTGATGGAACAGTAACTCCAGTATTATTAGTAATAAAATATGTCAACCCTAGATTACCATCAATTGGATTTTTATCTTTATCATATCTAGCAATACCGCAATAGAATCCACCAGCTGTTCCAGTTGCGCCTGTTTCTCTTAATGCCCAAATTTCACCATATAATGTTTCACCCGCTTGAACAGGAATATAATCTCCTATTGCTTCATAATAACCTGTATTATATAATACCTTACCAAATGGAGCAGCAGAACCAGTATATGTTGTAAATGTTGGTGTTGTTCCACCGCTTCTTTGTAATACATTTGATGGAAATGCACCGGCTTCAACATATGGTTGTAATTGAAAATAATCAAATTGATCAACTTGAATTGATTCATTATATGTTAATCCACCAACAGTTAATGCACTGTTTAAATTTACACTTCCAGTGAAATAGTGATTATCAATCGTTCTATATCCAAATCTACTGCTTCCGCTAACATCCAATAAATAAGCAGGACTACTTGTACCTATACCAACATTACCATTTACATCAATGATCATTCTGGTAGCTTGAGAACCAAATCCAGCATTACCAACATTAAAAACAATACCTTGATAACTGGAAATATTTGTATAATTTGCACTGCCTAGTGTTCCAATACCTCCTCTAAACATACCATTATCACCGTATGTTCCCACTACATTAGTATCATTACCCAAAGCGATTATTCCAGTTTGTTCATTAACAGCTCCACCAACTCTCAATAAACCATATACATGTAACTTTCCAAGAGGAGTTGTTGTGCCTATACCAACGTTTCCAGCGTCACTTAAAAACATCGTAGATGTAAAAGTGCCGCCAGAGCCAGACCAAGAAGTGCCACCTCCAAAAGACAAAGCTCCATTTGCAGCTTGAATTATCGCTGGATTATTAACTCCTGTAGAGTCCTGATTACCCATCAATAAATTTTGAATTCCAGCGCTATTTGTTATTGATAATGTATCAGTTACGCTTAATTTCTGAAGAGCTGTCGATACTCCAATTCCTATATTTCCCAAGAAATATCCACCACCTGTACCATATATTCTAGCATTATAAGTCGATCCATCATATACAGCAAATGCATTTATTGCTCCATTAGAAGTTTGTATTCTTAATCCATAATCATATCCAGCTTTATCAATCATTATTCCCCAATCAGAATTTGATCTATCAGTAACAAGCAAAACAGTATCTGTAGTACCAATAGTCGCTGGATTTGTATTTCTATAAAAAATAACTGAACCATTATCAACGCCACCAGCTATTAAAGATCCAACTACTTCTAATTTAGCATTTGCATTTACAGTTCCTATACCAACTTTATTATTTCTGACAATAAGATCATTTTGTCCATATTGTCCCATTACAATTCTATCATCCGCAAATACTTCCAATACAGGTAAACCAGCACTATTATTGACCGACATCAAACTATCACTCAAATCATCAACAACACTAAATAATGTTCCATTTGTACCATCGGTTCTTAATAATGTTGCACCAGATGTAGTTGAGTTTACATGCAATGATGCAGATACAACAGTTGTTCCTATACCAACTAGTCCAGTTGATGTGATACGCATTCTTTCAGAACTATTGGTTGCAATAGAAATAAATCCAGCTCCACCATTATTTAAATAAAAATCATTTCCTGATTTTTGAATATAAGAATTAGTAGAGGAATTTTTTAATGAAATTAATGCATCAGTACTGCCATATATTTCTAATAACCCACGATTAGCCGCACCATAAACAAATGATGTTGTACCTATACCAATATAACCGTTACTATCAATGTATAGTCTATCAGAACCATTATTGTTAAATGTCATATATCCGGCACCACCGTTGACCATTGCAAAATTATTACCTGACTTCTGAATATAAAAATTTGCTGTAGCATTTCTTAATGCAATTAATGCATCTGAACTACCATATACTTCCAACAATCCACGATTAGCCGCACCATAAACAAATGATGTTGTACCTATACCTACATTACCCGATGCATTTATATACATTGCTGTTGTATTAGCATCATTGGTTCTTATATATAATCCACCAGTTCCACCGTCTAAATACGTTGCATTGTCTGTAAATCTTCCATACAAAACAGTTCTTAAAGCACCGTTAGTGTCTCTTGCAAATATGGTATTTGAATTTTGTAATGCGATATTACCGTTAACTTCTAATTTTTGTGATGTGCTTGTTGTTCCTACACCAACATTGCCATTATTAGCAATAATCATTCTGGAACCTGTACCTTCTTGCCAGAAATTAAGTGCTGGTTGAACATTTGTATCACCGACGCTACCAATTCTCCATCTTCTTGTACCATTTACATGAACAAAGAATCCGCCATAACCATTTGAACTTGGATAATCAACTATAAATCCTGGTTCGGCTGCACCTGCGGTTGAAAACGATCTAATATTAGATCCGCTAATATCCAAGGGATATTGTGGTGAAGTTGTTCCAATACCAATATTTCCATCATATTGAACATAGAAAAGAGTAGATGCATCCGCAGAATTTTTTATAGACAACGCAGAAGTCGCAGAATCATGAATACCAAAACTCATGTCATATGAACTGGTTCTTCTAAACTTTATTCTCGCAGCAGAACTCCATAAATCTAATAATGCGCCTGGACTACTTGTACCTATACCAACGCTACTGTCGTATGCGATGGTCATCAATGTACCTGTACCAGAATTCCAAAATTTAAATGAATTTCCAGTACCTGCTGCAGTTTGTTCTGCTGTGATATAACTCTGATATCCGCCGACACCTTTTTGAATATAAAGTGTATCTGTAGCCATTATATAATTGCGTGCAACAATTGTGCTTGTTGTAGTCAATGATCCAGTGACTATTGCATTTCCATTAACATCAAGCTTTGCATTTGGACTTGTTGTACCTATACCCACACTACTTTGAAAATAAGTTGCTGTAGGTGCATAACCTGATATTTTTGAAACAATTGTATCTGAACCATTTCTTACTTCCAAATAACCATCCGCCGCATATTCATAAGCATATACCAATTTAGCTTGAGATGCATATCTTTCTAAGATTAATAAATCTGCGCCTAAAGCTTGTGGTTTGATGTGTAATGACGATGTAGGAACAGTAGTTCCAATACCAACTTTACCATTTTGTTGAAATCTAACTTTTTCAGTTCCACCAGGAGAAAATACAAATTTATTTGCAGTACCACCACTATAATTTGATACAAATGTTAATGTATTATCACCAGCAGAACTATGATAAATTTGTGAATTTTGACTGGTAGCCGCATTTCCTAATTGTATACCACCATTATAAGCAATGTTTCCACTGCCATCTTGTGTTTGAAATATTGCTTGTATAATTGAAGCGGCACTACCACTTACTTCAAATTTTGTATTTGGACTTGTTGTACCAATACCAACTCTACTTCCAGTAACGACCAAAGTATTTGAATTAAACGTACCCATTACAACTCTGTCATCACTAAATACTTCTAGTATAGGTAATCCTGTAATATCATTAACACTCATCAATGAACCAGTTAATGTATCGTCAACACTAAACAATGAACCTTGTGTACCTTCTACTCTGAATACAACTGAACCTGAAACAAGTGAACCGCTACTATTTACATGCAATTTACTATTTGGAGAAGAGGTTCCTATACCAACACTGCCGTCGCTTCGTCTAACAAAAAATCCTTTTGTAATATTACCACCAAAATCAGGATCTATCCAAAAACCAGAGAATGTTGGTAAATATCTATAACCATAAAACATCAAATCATTATTACTGGTATCTTGCGCTCTGAATCCCCAATAACCAGCTGCACCATCACCAGTTGATGGAGATTTTAATGATATTATAGAATAATCTGATGATTCAAATCTAATCATACCATTATTAGTGACATGACTTCCACTAACATGCAATCTATTAGTTGGCGATGTTGTACCTATACCGACATTGCCTGAACTATCGATTCTTAATCTTTCATTGCCACCTGCACCAGTTCCAATTGCGAATCCATACAATGCTCCAGATGGGTTGAAATCAATATAGGCTTGATTTGTAACATCTGTAGTTTTTTGAATTCTTGTTCTTGTAGTTTGCCAATCACTTCCAGTAGCAAATCTAGTTTCGAGTATACTAAGATAACCTGAATTACCATTATTTGCACTAAAAGTACCAATTGAAATTGATGATCCTGATTGTGATGCTAATGTTCCACCAGCAATTTCTAATTTGGCAGTAGGGGTAGTTGTATTAATACCCAAACTTGTACCATTATCATAAATTAAGCTATTTCCTAATTTATAACCCGCAGTAGCTTTAGGAATATAGTTAGAACTTAAATTGGTTTGTCCGTCAGGACCAGTAATAATTTTACCGTTAACATTACTTCCTGACAAGAAAAAATAATCTCCGTCACCATCCCAAAGCAAATTGCTTAATGTTCCACTACCACTATCATACATTTGAATGCCAGCATATCTTTGATACGGACTCAAAGCATTCATTGTAATTATATTATCCGTTACCGTCAAAGTACTGGATGTAATATAAATGTTACTTGCACTAAATGTCGATGCAAATATACTTCCTGTAACTGTTAAATTACCTGTTATAATAGCATTACTTGCAGTAATTGACGGTACAATTAAAGCTGATGCGGATATAACCGAGGCAGTAATTGCTGGTACAATTAAAGCTGATGCGGATATAACAGATGCAGTAATTGATGGTGCAATTATGGCTGAAGTAGAAAAAGGTGCGTTAAGTTTAATACCATTGGTTGAATCTAAACTAAAACTATATAGTATTGAAGATTGACCCGAATTGTCAATAAACTCAATTTTACCCGCACTTGGTGTTATGATTACATCAGCCATATATCATATAAATAGAACATAAATTACATAATCAAACACTAATTATAACCCAAATCTACCTTTTGTAGCGTTGTAATTTTGTAAAACTTGAGCGGCAGATAATGCAATATTATAAACTCTTGATTCAGCTATTCTTCCATTGAATGGATAGTTATCTGCAGCCGAACCATATTTGCCTATGTATTGATTTGTTTGACCAGTATTTAATGTTCCAGAAGCGTTCGCACTCGCAGCTTGCGCACCATTAACATATATAATTTTTGCACTTCCATTGTAAGTACAAACAATATGATTCCATGCATTCGCAGTTAAATAAGTAGAAGAAGTAAAAGTTGTATCTTGATTATTTATTGTTCCACCAAATGTTCTAAAATAAAAAGCTCCATCAGTAGCTAAAAACATACTGTATTGAGTATTGACAGCTCCTTTTTCAAATAGGAATCCATTTTGGGTTAATGAATTTGGATAAAACCAACACTCCATTGTTATTGTTTGAGAATCATAAGCTGTAGAAGTCGAAGAAACCAAAGAAGAATTGCTACCATTAAAAGAGAAGTATTTTATTGGATCTGTGTTGTAAGTTGTATTGGTCGCTGTCCAAGATAGGGTTGTGTTACTTGTATCGTAGACTGTAGTTCCAGCGCCGCCATAAGAGTATGGATTTGCAGCGTCTATATTTAATACTAGCCCTTGTTGTATTATTGTAGTTGCAAATTTTGACTTTTGAGCTTCGTAATTTTGAGCAACTTCTACGGCACTTAATACTTTATTATAAAGTTGAGCGGCTGCAATATTAGCATTTATAGTATAATTATTATCTCCACTAAATCTTCCCAACCAAAGATTATTTGAGTTTGTAGATAAAGTTGATCTGTAAGCAGCAGTTCCAATTAAAACTCCATCGATATATAATTTAGCATTTGTTGCAGCATCATTAGTTACTACTATATAATGCCAGTTGCTATCTGGATAAGAACCACCGGAAAATGGATTACCTGCGCCGTCTCCAGTATTCCAATTTATAAGACCTGAAAAAAAGAAAATATTTGGTCCAGAACCATAAGTTGCCCCAGCAATAGAAAATGGAATTTTGCCGTCATAATTTGAAGATTTAATCCACATTCCTACAGTCGATGAAGCCGCAATACTTGGTACTGAACCTACTACATAATCATCTGTTCCATCAAATCTCAACGCTCCTTTATTATAAACATCAAACGATGGCATATTTGCAACTGTTTGACTACCTGCCGCCCCACCAAATGATCCAATACTATTTCCGACTAAATCAATCGCACTTCTATCAGTATTAGATATACCCCATTTTTGTCCAAGATATGTATGGACCTGTTTCATTTCAGTGGTAGTTAAAGCTCTATTAAAAATAAGTATCTCGCACATATCGCCATTATAGTTACGCCCTCCTTGACCCCATGTGCCAATCACTAATCCAGTGGTATTTTGAGCAGTAGTAGCGCGAACAGTTCTTGCGGTTTGAGCAGTTCCACTTATATATGGAATTGCAGTAGATGAAGATTTATTTAAAGAAAGCAATTGAATAATATTATCAGTATATGTCCAAGGGCTTGCAGCAGTATCTAAAAATCCAGAACTATCAGCATTCGCATAATAAAATTGACTTAGATTATTAACTCTTTGAATCACAAACCCATAATTACCACCTTGAGCATGATAATTATCTAACAATACTGCATAATTATTACTTTGTGTAGCTGGTTTATAAACTATAAATATACTAGCATCACTCGGAATAGCAAGATTTGGAGTTGCTGAAATTAAAAAATATTCTGCATTAGCAGCGACAAAATTTATACTCTTCCTACTATTGTTAAATGTACTTCTAGATGGTTGAGCAGAAGACAATGATTGATTTGCATGAAAATTATTTCCACTTTTATCTCTCCATTGACTTACTTCTGTTCCCGAACTATAACTAAAAGTAGAGTCATCAGCAGCATCTAACCACAATGCCAATCCATTTTTTACAGGCAAATCAGTTGGATATGATTTATTATTTGATGCATCTAAACACATCACTAAACTATCTTGCACGATTTTTGGTGAATATTGTAAAGCCATATATTATAATCCGAATCTTGTTTTTGTTGCTTCGTAATTTTGTGATACTTCGGATGTAGATAATGCTCTATTATATAAATGAACATTTGCTATTCTTCCGTTCCAACTATTACTGCCGAGACTCCAAGGTGGACAACCAACACTAAATGTAGTAGATGAAGGAGTAATCATGCCGCTACGAGTAACACTATATAGAGTTCCATTTAAATAAAAATTGACGGTTGTAAGATTCCATACGAAAACAACGTGTTGCCAAGTATTAAGTGTTGCAGCAACAATAGAGTTATAATCTTCAGTTGATGACCCATAAGAGACAGTACTCCAATAACCATTATAGATGCGTATTGCCCGTGTCGCACCAAATGTCAAAGATCCACCTGCACCAACTAAATATCTATCTCCACTAGTGATTATCGAAGGATATGCCCATGATATTATTGTCCCCGTATTGGTTTGATGTCCAAGGAAGTTCGTAATTGATACGTAATCATCTGTTCCGTCAAATAAAATATTTCCTTTATTAGAAACATTAGATGTAGGGCCATTTGTTAACGTTCCATTATATCCATTACCACTTAAATCATACCACAACCCTATATTACTTGTTGAATTGAATGTACTGTTTCCAGTATCAACATTTGTCCATTCTACTTTTGGATTTCTAAAATAAATTGTTCCGCTATCAGCTAATTTGCCCGGTGAACAAAAACCGGGATATAAAAACATTGCTTGCGTTCCAACACCAGCGGTTGGTCCATTCATTAAAGTCAACCGTTGCCATATATTTTGATAATTGTTCGCAAGACTTGTGCTTCCGCTCAAAGCACTGCCTCCATAATTTTCATAAACAAGGACAACGTTATTTGGATAACTTGTAGCTATATTAGTTGCGTTTGTTATTAAATAATCAACGCTAAATGTAGCATAAACTCCAGAAGGAATCGGCGCTGTATTTCCATGATAATGGCATCCTGTTACTCCTAAAGCATAACTATACACAACATCATTTGGCCTTACAGTATAACCGCCAATTACAGTTCCAGATGCAACTCTTTGGAAAGTACCTGTTCCTTGGATAGGGAAAGTAACATTTTCAGTGATTGTCCCACTTCCTAAAGCTTGGAATCTATTTGTGGAATAACTTTTGCCATTTCCAGCATCCAAATTTAAAACCAACCCACTCCTAACTATTTGCGGCCCATTATTTACTGTACTCATGTTTTATACTCCATATGTTGCACGGGTTGCATTGAAATTTTGTAATATTTCTGCGGCAGTTAATGCACGATTATAAGCTCTTGCATTAGAAACAATCATGTTACTAGCATAATCTGGATTTGCCGATCCAAGTTGATAAACCGTTCCAGAAGAATATTGTTTTAATTGTTTGGTTAAAGCACCGTTTGAATTCAAAGTTCCATTAATATATAAATATCTTATTGAATTTTCAACATCTACTACATAAGCTGTATGATACCATGTATTTAATGATCCAGCATAACTTAACCATCCAGTGTTACCATTATCAAAATACCAAGATAATGCTCCAAATGTAGTTGATGGAGATTTAAATTGCGCAAATCCTTCATGAAAACCTTGTCTGCCAAAAAAATAACCATCAGACGCTCCCGGTGGTGTACCTAATAATTTTATCCAACATTCATATGTATGAGTATTATTACTTAAGCTATCTAATATGGAATTAGCAACTGGAGTGGTTAAAGCTCCTGCGGCATTTGCATTAAAATAATATCCTCCACTATCAAAAGCAATCGCAGAACTAGTAAGATCAATATTATAACCATTTCCACTTATATCTAATAAACCACCACCACCAATTTTATAATTTGAAAATCTATTCATTTGTGATAATGGTCCAAATGATAAATTGACAATCTGAGCGTTAAGACTATAAAAAGAACTATCTAAATACAATGGACCAGATCCTGATCTTGCGATTGATCTTTTTAATATACCATCCATATAATAGTTAATGTTTACACCATCATATATTATTTCAAAAAGTGTCGATGTTGTATATGTGCTATATACTGCAATTTGTGAACCGTTTTCATATACTTGTGGAATGGCATTTGCATCTGCATGCCACGCATAATCTAAATTTGTATAATTTATACCAGTAGCAGGATCACTATTTAATGCCACCATTAATGCTTTATTAATGTTGTTTGCTTTAAAACTAACATAACACGGTTCATTATATCCTTCAGAACTATATACTCTTGAATTTGTCCAACTATCACTTGTATTTTTCGTCATTGTGGTATGACCACTTGTACTAGTAACACTAACTAAATTTGGAGTCCAAAGAACAGGTACAGTAAATGGAGTTGCATATGATTTGGCTTCAACTTGTATACAAGCAATTTGACAAACCATACTACCTGCATTTAAATTACCAAATTCTAAAAGCGTTAACGGACCATTATTAATTGTAAAAGTTCCATTGAATCTTTGCCATTTAGTAGTTAAAGTAGCTGTTGATCTTGGCGTGATACCATAAAATGAATATTGTAATACAGTATTACCACTTAAACTACGAGCGTAAAAAGAAAAATTATAAGCTCCATTAGGAACATAACTATTAGCTCCACTACCTTGTTTTGGATAAACTAACCATCTATTTACTTCTGCTTGCCAAGCACTTGTTGCAGTGAGAGTATAATATTCAGGAGTATAATATACTTGTTTATTTCCTGATACTATTAAATCAGGAACACCACTTGATGTAGATGTACGAACTGATGTATGAGATCCCCAAGCGTCTACAACTGTTGGTATAGTAAAAAAATTCATTGTAGCTTCTCCTAAGAAGCTGCCATTATATTCACGGTTATAATATAACTGTAAATCTTTTTTTACTACTCCTCTATTTGCGTGTTGAATTGACATATTTTACATTTCGGTTTGTAATTCAGGTACGTCTGCTCTTATTGCTGTAAAATCCCAGAAGAAATCATAATCTTTATAATTTTCAAATATTTCATTATCATATGCAATTGTGAAATAGTTTTCTGGAATATTAATATCATCTATATATAGTGTTTTGTTACACTTTATGCCTGTTAATTGTATGTTTACACTGTCATGCAATATCAATTTATAAATATAATCAGGCAATTGTATCTTACATTTACCTTCTTTTAATGTATCTCTTCCAGTCAATCTTATACCGTGATATGGACTTTCTAGAGAACCATAAATCAATTTCTTACCTGCTTTTGTAGGATGATCAATTATGAAACTCTTGGTTGTTGCACCAAAACTTCCACTAACTTGTAATGTATATGCCCCAACAACACTAGTTCCAATACCTACTGCACCACTACCACTCACATACAATATTGCACCACTAATAGGCGATTTAATGTTTAATAAAGCACTATTACTTGACCCACTTATTTCTAACTTAGCAACAGGAGCCGCAGTGCCAATACCAACTTTACCGTCATAATCAAATGTTGTATGTCTTAACCAAGCATTTGATGAATTATAAGACCACAAATCCAAACCAGTGCCACCTGAATTTAATTGTACATTGAATGCTCTTGTATTGCCTGTATTTGCCAAATAAACTTGTGTTTGGATTGTATTTGCACCATCTTTATATGATGCTAATGCACCGTAAACAGTAAGTTTATCCGTAGGATTTGTTGTACCGATACCAACATTTCCAGCATTTGTTCCACCTCCAACTACCATTCTTATTGAACCAGATGCAACAAAGTTGATACTACCATATGTTCCGGCAGTTGCTGAAAGTCCATTTATAATGTTTGTATCGCCGAATGTTCCATATCTAAATGGTCCTGCACCAAGTGAATTATATTCAATATCGGTATATTCTGTTCCTGTTGCAGCACTGCTTGTTGTAGTGGTTGCATCTGTTCTTGCAACTCTTATAAATGTCGATCCATAACCATTTGCAGTTGTTTTTCCAAAATATGCAGCTAATGCATTTGTAGAATCAAATGCAGATCCACTCGGAGTAACTGATAATCTAGCAACAGGAACTGTTGTACCTATACCTACACTACTTCCAACAACTGCCATTGTTGAATTTCCACTTCCTCTACCAAACAAAATATTATTTGCTTGACTACGAATTACAAAATCATATTGACTTGCATCTGTAAAGAAAGATCCTGCTGAAGTTATTGTTGTAATATATGTTCTATCTGTTCCTGATGTTCTATGAACAAAAATTGGATTTGATGAACCATCTAAAATAATACCATCGTTTGTACCAGTGGTTACTATATGCAATTTGGAAGTTGGATTTGTTGTACCTATACCAACATTACCAGCACCCGCAGTATTTGTTGGTATAATTGATAAAATTGAAGAAGAATTTGAAGTATATCCTCCTCCGATATAAACTGGAAGTGCTGTTCCACTATTTTGATAC